ATATAATATATAATTAAAAAAAACAACTTCGCTAAGGAGAAGTTGTTAATGGATGATAAACTATTCTTTTATATTTAAGGAATATCATAATTTTTAACTCTAACTTCTTTGTCATCTTCACAAACAATTTCTCGCAGTATAATCCCAGATTCATTATATTCTCTTGTTGTGCCGTTCTCTCTGTCATTCTCGTGTGGTATCTCCCAATGCATAATTCCGGATCTGTAATACTTTTTCTGTATGCCATGCATCATGCCATTTTCATGAGGAGCCTCTTGTCTTAAGACTCCAGATTCGTAATATTCTCTTGTTACACCACATGTTTTATCATCCATACTGGATATATTCCACTGCAATACCCCAGATTGGTAATATTCTCTTCTTATTCCCTGCACCTTATCATTATCATAAGGAATATTTTTTTGTAATACTCCAGATTTATAGTAATATACTACTGTCCCATGCATCTTGTCTTCTATATATGGTCTCTTCCACTGCAAGACACCAGAATCATAATAACCCTTTTTTATTCCATGCAATTTGCCGTTTACGTATGGCCTTTCGTATAACAATGCTCCCGATCCATAATACATCTTCTCTATGCCATGCTTCTTATCATTCACATAGGGTGTCTCGCACTCAAGATTTCCTTCTTTGCCGTACTCGTCTTTCATCTCATCACATTCACACGGAGTTCCGTCTTTGTAATATTCTATCATATTTGATTTATTTCCTTTTAAAATTTCTTTTGGCCACAGACTTGTGCGGGGAAATGGCTGTATTAGAACGTGTCATATGTATAAATTGTTTCTTCTTAAAAGCAGAAACTTTAATTTCCTTTCCGGATTCATAATAGATTTCTTTTTCTAAATTTCCAGATTCATAATATCGCTTTTCTATGCCATGCTTTTTGCCATTTTCATAAATAATTTCTCTCTGTAATTTGCCAGATGTATAATATTCCTTTTCTATGCCATGCTCTTTGCCATTTACAAAATGAGCCTCCCAATGCAAAACTCCGGATTCATAATAATTATTTTGTGTGCCGTGTTGCTTGCCATTTACATAAGAAGTCTCAAATCCCATAATTCCAGATTCATAATACCAATTTCTTATACCGTATTCTACACCATTTACATAAAGAGTTTCTCTTTGTAATTTGCCAGATTCGTAATATTCCTTTGTTATACCATGTTTTTTGCCATTCGCATAAGGAATCTCGCTTTCTAAAGCTTCGGATTCCTCGTAATATTCCTTTGTTATGCCGTTCTCCTTGCCATTTGCATAAGGAATCTTCGTTATCAAAACTCCAGTTTTAGAAGAATACCACTTTTCTGTCCCATGTTGCTTTCCATTTATATAAGGAGCCTTCCAATGCAATTCTCCAGACACATAATAATGCTTCTCTATGCGATACTTTTTACCATTTGTGCAAAACATATTTTTTCCTTTTTAAAAAGGTTCTTTTATCCGTTAGCAATTTCCTCTATATTCTGCCCATTCTTGTATTTTGATTCGGATGCTAAAATTCCAGATTCATTATATTCCTTTGTTATGCCATGCATTATTCCATCTACATAAGTAATCTCCTGCCGCAAAACTCCGGATTCGTAATAATTCTTCTTTATGCCGTGCTCTTTGCCGTCTACATAAGGTTCTTCCCAATGTAAAACTCCAGATGCATAATAATGCTTCTTTATGCCATGTATTTCGTCGTTTGCACCAAAAGGAATCTCCCATTCTATTATTCCAGATTTGTAGTATTCTGTATATACACTACGCTCTTTGCCATTTACAAAAGGAGTCTCATATTGCAAAGCTCCAGATCTGTAATAGTACTTTTGTATGCCATGTCGCTTGTCATTTTCATAAGGAACCTCCTGTCTCAGTTTTCCTGATTCATGATATTCTCTTGTTATGCCATGCATTGAACCATTTACAAAATGAATCTCTGATGATGTTATTCCGGATCTATAGTATTCCTTTTCTAAGCCATGCTCTTTGCCATTTACAAAAGGCATTTCATATTGCAAAGCCCCAGACTCGTAATAGCCCTTTTGCACGCCATGCATCTTGCCGTTCATATAATACATATTATTCCTTTTTAAAAAGGTTCTTTTTAGTTATAAGTGTTTTCTACGTATCCTTGCAAATCACCATTTATATACTCTGCTTTAGAAGCCAAAGTTCCAGATTCATAAAATCCTGTCACTGTACCGTGCTCATTACCATTTACATAACGAGTTTCCCATTGTAATAATCCAGATTTATGATATATTTTCTTTATACCATGTACTTCATCATTTACATAAGGAATTTCCCAATGCAATTCTCCAGATACATAATAATGCCTCTCTATTCCATGCTCTTTGCCATTTACAAAAGGAGCCTCCCAAGACAAAGTGCCAGATTCATAGTACCAATTCTTTATGCCATGCTGTTTGCCATTTGTGAAAATAGACTTCCTTTTCAAAGCTCCGGATGCATAGTAGTTCTTATGTATGCTAATTATTTTGCCTTTCATTTATTAATCTCCTGCTATAAAATTCCGGATTTATAATATAACCCTCATTATATTTTCAATACAACTTTTCTATTTTTGTATTTAAGAAATATTATAATTCGTCATTCTAATTCTGCCATTTTTTTCATAAACACTTGTCCATGATAAGGTTCCAGATCCGCTATATCCTTTTTCTATGCCATACTCTTTGCCGTTTTTATAAGAAGCCTCCCAATGCAAAACTCCGGATTCGTAATATGCTTTTTCTATGCCATGCTGTTTGTTGTTTACATATATCCTTTCCCATTCTAAAGCTCCAGATTCGTAATAATTCCTTTTTATTCCATTCTCTTTATCATTTATATAATAACTCTTCTTTAGCAATAATCCTGATTCATAATACTCTTTATATATGCCGTCCATTTTGTTATTTATATAATTTACTTCCCGAAGTAAAGCTCCGGATTCATAATTCTCTTTGTAAATGCCATTCTTTTTGCCATTTATATAATTAATCTCAGAGCTTAATACTCCAGATTCATAATATTGCTTTTGTGTTCCATGTTCTTTGCCATTTGCAAAAGGTGTATTTAACCATAAAGCTCCAGATTCATAATAACATTTTTGCATACCGCACTTATGGTCGCCGATATAAGGCATCTCGCACTCAATATTTCCTTCTTTGTCGTAACTACGTTTCATCTCATCGCATTCACATGGAGTTCCGTCTTTATAGTAGCTTATCATATTTTGTATTATCTCCTTCCAAATTTTTTGCTTGCAATAGCTTCGTTAAAACGTTTTTAAATGAGCAACATCCCTTTTTTGTATTTTGACAAAAATAATATCTTTCCAAAGTCTTGAAAGTCGCCATAGCACTTTGATATTCCATGTTTTTCATTGTTCGCGTAAGATGTTTCCTGCTTCAAAACTCCGGATTCATAATACTCTTTGTAAATGCCATGTACTTCATTATTTATATAAGGAGTCTCCCAATGCAAAATTCCAGATTCGTAATACTGCTTTTCTATACCATGTACTTCGTTATTTACATAAGGAGTCTCCCACCACAAGGCTCCAGATCTGTAAAAGTACTTTTGTATGCCATGCTGCTTTCCGTTTGCATCAAAAGGAATCTCCCAATGCAATTCTCCAGATTCGTAATAATGCCTCTCTGTACTATTCTTTTTGCCATTTGTATGCATAAATTATCTCCCAGCATAAATTTATAAAATAATAATATACTTTTGATATACCTTTTGTATACATCAATTCTTTCCTTTAAAATTTCTTTATCCGCCTGCCAGAATACACATTCTGTATTTCATTTTATCTGTAAAGATCTATATTCACTGGCGCTATATTTTTTGTCATTCACAAAAAAAGTCTCCCACAACACAAATTCAAATTCAAAATAACGTTTTTGTATACCATGTTTTTTATCATTCACATAAGGAGTCTCCCAATGTAAAACTCCAGACTCGTAGTATTGCTTCTTTATACCATTCTTTTTGTTGTTTATAAAAGTAGTTTCCTGCTTCAATATTCCAGATTCATAATATTCTTCGTCTATACCATTCTTTTTGTCATTTGAATAAAATGCTGTCTGTCTCAGAGCTCCAGATTCATAATAGCCATTCCATTTACCATGCCTCTTGCCATTCGTATAAGGAACCTCTGAACTTAACGATCTAGATACAAAGAAATATGCTTTTTCCATTCCATTCTCTTTGCCGTTTACATAAGGAGTCTCTCTTCCTAAAGCTCCAGATTCATAATACAATTTTTTTATACCATGCTTTTTTCCATTTAAATAAGGAATATCAGATACTAAAATTCCGGATTCACGATATTCCTTTCGTTTTTCGTTTTTTATATAAACCATATTTCTTTCCTTTTTAAGATTCTTTCCAGCTTATGGTAATTATTCTTGTATTTCATTTTTGTATGATAACTCCAGATTCGCCATATATTTTCTCTGTACCATTCCTTTTGCCATTAGTAAAATAAGTCTCTTGAAGCAAAACTCCAGATTCATAATAATCTTTTGCTATACCATGCCTTTTGTCGTTTGCATAATCAGTCTCCCAAGACAAAGCTCCGGATGCATAATATCCCCTAGATGTTCCGTTCTCTTTGCCATTTACATAAGAAGCCTCCCATTTCAAAACTCCGGATTTATAATATGCTTTTTCTATTCCATGCTTTTCATTGTTAACAAAATAAATCTCTGATTCTAATAAAGCTTCGAATGCATAATAATAATAATAATAATTCTTCTGTATTCCATTCTTTTTGCCTTTTATATAAGGCACTTCCCACCATAAAATTCCAGATCTATAATATTCTTTATACATGTTATCTCCATCATATTGTATTATTAAAGCTATATAGAATATGAAACCTTTCAGAAAGGTTACATATTCTATATCATTCAAAAGTTATTTTTTCTTTGGATGCCAAAATTCCAGATCCATTATATATTTTCTCTATACCACATTTCTTGCCATTTTTGTAAGTAGTCTCTTGAAGCAAAACTCCAGATTCATAATATTCCTTCGCTATACCATTCTCTTTGCCATTCTCATAAGGAGTCTCCCAATATAAAGCGCCAGATTCATAATATCCCCTGACTGAGCCATTTTCTCTGCCATTTGTATAAGAAGCCTTCCAACGCAAAACTCCAGATTCGTAATACTCTTTATGCCATCCATGATTTTTGCCATTTACAAAATGAATCTCTGATTCTATTATTCCAGATGCACAATAACACTTATATATGCCATGTATTTTTCCGTTCTCTTTGTCATTCTTATAGGGTATTTTCTTCCATAAAGTTCCAGATTCATAATATTTTTTATACATGCTATCTCCATCATATTATATTCGTATCAGCTCAAAAGTTATCAGATCAATTAGCTTCCTTAAGATTCATCTTTTTTACCAATCAGAGTATACTTCTTCAGATGCCAAAACTCCAGATTCGCAATACTTCCTGCAAGTACCGTTCTCTTTATCATTCTCATAGGGCATTTCCCATCTTAAAACTCCAGATTTGTAATATACTTTTTCTATACCATTCTTTTTGTCTTCTTTATAAATCGTCTCAGAAAACAATGCTCCGGATTCATAATAACCATTCCATATTCCGTGCATCTTATCATTTTCAAAATACATCTTCCAATGTAAAATCCCAGATTCATAATACTCTTTTTTCATACCGTGTTTTTTGTCGTTCGCATAAGATATCTCCCAATCTACAGCTCCGGATTCATAATACCACTTATGTATACCATGTTTTTTGTCATTTATATATGGCGTTTCCCACCATAAAGCTCCAGATTCGAAATATCCTTTTTTACATCCTTTTTTACGCCAAAGCTGTGCATTCATAATTTCCTTTCATCATAATGCCTCCGTCCTACACCATATTCTTCGCCATTCACATAATGTAATTCCCATACTAATGATCCTGATTCATAGTATTCCTTTTGGGTACCATGCATTACGCCATTCTTATAAGGGGTTTCTCTCTGTAATATGCCAGAGCCATAATAATCTTTATCGACACCATGTCTTTCATCATTCGTATAAGGAGTCTTAGATGCCAAAGCTCCAGATTCATAATAATCCTCTGCTATGCCGTGCTTCTTTCCGTTCACATAAGGAATTTTGCTCCATATTTGTCCGGATTTGTAGTAGTAATATCTTTCTTCACCATTTTTAACACCATTGATACAAGGCGACTCCTGACGCAAAACTCCAAATTCGTAGTATAGCCTCTGCATCTCATCACACTCACATGGAGTTCCATCTTTATAATGCTCTATCATATTATAGCTCATTCTCCTGATTGTTGTTTCTTCTGTTCAATAAAACACCATTGTTATATCTTTCTTCATATTGCAAAGCTCCTGTTTCTTCATAGTATTTGTTGGTTTTACCATGTTCTTTGTTGTCTTTATAAGGAATTTCCAACAATAAAATTCCAGAATTAGAATATTTATTGACTACACCATCATATTCGCCATTCACAAAAGGAATTTCCCATTTTATAGCTCCTGATTCATAAAACTCTTTATACACACCATTCTCTCTGCCGTTTTCATAAGGTGTTTCCCATTTCAAAATTCCATTTTCGTAATAGTACTTCTCAATGCCATGCTCTTCGCCATTCACGAAAAATGTCTCTCGCTCCAGGATTTTAGATTTATAGTATTCCTTCTTTATACCATTCTCTTTGTCATTTAAATAAGGAATCTCGTAGCATAAAACTCCAGATGCATAATAACCTTTTGATATACCATCTCTTTTGCCGCTATTTTTATAGGGTGTTTCGCATAACAATTCTCCAGATGAATAATAACATTTTTGCATACCGCATTTATAGCCGCCAACATAAGGTATTTCAAATTGGATATTACCGCTTGTTAAGTGATATCCACGTGTCATCTCATCGCATTCGCAGCATGTTCCGTCTTTGTAGTACTCTTTCATTATATATCACCCTTCGGTATATTTGTTTTCTTCTAATGGATTTATAGTCTAATGTATAATATAATATCTTATAATATATTAAGACCCATATTTAAATAAAAAGAAGATAGCTCTTTATAACCAATGCTATCCTCTCTAGGACAAGCTTCAATATCAATTATTCCTTTGTATCCTGTTTTTCTTATCTCGGATATAACAAACTGCAGAAGTTCTCTTGCATGACCTTTTCTGCGGTATTCTGGCTCAACATACAAATTATATATCATTGCCCTCTTATTAGAGGGCAATGAATAATAACAATAGCCATATTTATTATGAAAAAAGTTTTCACTTTCTTCTATCATAATTATTGCTCCTAAATTTCTTTTACTGTATCTATAATATTCTGCATTAAAGATTTTACTCCTTCTGTCAGATTCGGAATAGCTTCAAAATCTTTTTCTTCATCTTTTTCTTCGGAATATCCCCAATCAGATGCTTCGAATGCGATTTCTCGCATAGCCTCATCTTTTTCTTTTTCGCTCATTTTATCCCAAGCTTCTGAAGATATTCCTAAATTATCCAAATCTGTTTTTGTCTCATACTTAGATTGGTTATTTGCGCCGCTGTCTAGCCATACCTTGAATTTTCTACTCATAAATTCTCCTTATCGCACACACTTTTTGATAGATTTTATAGTATATCTATCTCTGAGACGCATATGAAAAAAGTTATATCTCTCAGCTTTGCAAAGAATTGGATTATTTATAACAAATACTGGCACATCACAACTCTTAACTTCTATATTGTCGCTCTTTAATGTTATACATGCAGAATCACGCACAACTTCTTTTGGAAGTTGTACAGAATAAGATGCATACTTTTCATTTTTTGCAACTAAAAGTACGGCAAAGGACCCCAATACTACGAAAAAGGATATTACTGTTATAGAAGCGAGCAGATTTCCGACCATGAAGTCTTTGGCATTACGAGTTGTATTATATTTACAGTCTTTATAAAGATACGCCATAAAAGATAATGGAATGATACCTGCGCTTATTAATGCAACTCGCAATGCCGGTTCGTTTATACAAAAGATCCCAATGATAATAAGGATGACTGCCAATAAATATTTAAAATAATATTTGTATCCATTAATTAGCAATAATTTTATGAAATCTTTGAAATTAACATCTCCGTAGTAATATTTTTTCAAAAATTCAAAATAGAATTTATTTGCTTTTGTTGCTTCTTTTCTGGAATCTTCAACAATAGTATCTTCAAATTCCTCAGATTCTGTTTTAAGAATGCCATTGGCATAAAATGCCATTTTCTTAAGAAGTCCAGATTCGTAAAAGTAATCTGCCAAACCATCACGCAGTCCATTAGCAAAAATACTTTTTTCTTTGATAGCTCCGGATTCGTAATATGTCTTAACTACACCATTTTCAAGTCCATATACATAAGGACACTCTGTTTCCAAAGCTCCAGATTCATAATATTTTTTGCAAACACCATGTCTGGTATTGCCGACAAAAGGAATCTCTTCTTTTATTTTATTGCTCGTATAATAAATCTTTACCATTTGATCGCATATACAGGCAGTTCCATCGTTATAGTATTCTGTGCGAATGCCATGTTCTTCCATTTTATCCTCCTTTAGATTTAATAAAAGACCTGCCACTCAGCAGGTCTTTGTAAACTTTCTGTTTGCATCATTTTTCTTTTTTGCATTTCTCAATTGGTCGTATAGTATAAATATCTTTCATTCTTTTATGAAAAGAAGTATATCTCTCTTCTTTGCAAATAACAATATTTTTGGCGTTGTAGATGCCTATATCCGAACTTTTGAGCTCAACAATTTTTCCTTTTACGGTAATCTGTGCTGAGTCACGTTCGATTTTTGTTGGGTTATAAGCATAGAAAAATGAAAATCTTGACTCGCTTTCGAGCATAGCGCATAAAAAAGTTGATCCTGCCGATATAACAGAAAGAAGAATTATGAAAAATAATATACCTGTAATACCAGAAAGAATCTTATTATTGCTATTGCTTGATTCTGTATAACTAAATATAATTAGCGCAATGATAGCTATCCCAATACTTATTAAGGATATCTTGAGATAGACTGCTTCTAAGCAGCATATACCAATAAATATGAATAATGCGGGAATAAGAAACCATAGCTTCTTAATGATGGTCTTCGGCAGCTTGTTGATTGTCACAATAATCTCCTTTAGGTTTGTGAAAGGGTATACCGCTCAGTATATCCTTGACGGATTAAGCCATTTATCCGTTATAGGACTTATAAACAAAAGATACAATTTCGTCTATAGATTTAAGTTTGGCAGCATCTCTGTTTGGTATATTTATTCCATATTCTTCTTCTACTTCAGAAATTATCTCAATCATTTCTGAAGATTCAAGTGCATAATGATCTCTAAGATCACAAGAACCATTAAGAATATTGGTGTCAGGAATACAAGCTTTTTTGCGTACTATTCTACAAATTTTTTGTCTAATAGCTTCTTTAGCAGAACAATTCGGAGAGAACATTTCTTCTAATACTTTTTGTTCTATACGAGCCACACAAACATCTGCATGACCAGCATCTACAGGAATATTTAGGCCGCAAGCAGCTTCAAGATTTAGTTTTGCGCCAGTCTCTTTGAAGAATTCTTCCATTTCCTTTTTTATGCCAAGAATTTTGTTCTTGTAGCTTACCCAAAAGTTGTTTTCATCTTCAAGATCATTATATAATTCGGGATTGTCAGATTTAGATGACTCTTCAATCTCCGAAATTTTTTTAGTGGCTTCTTCGATTTCTCTGTCCAAGACAGAAATGATCTTTTTCTTTATATCCATAATTTCTCCTTAGATATATGGAAAATGTTCTTCATTGCTTTCTGGAATTCCTATTTCGCTAAAGTAGAAAATATTTTTGTTGTTGTCCTCGCGACAACCAAATCCTTCCATAATTCCATTGTAAAAAAATCCTTCTGTAAATTTATTGTGTATTATCAATGAAATATATCCTTTTTCAGAATATATAAGAGTATTTGCCGTCTTGTATCTTTTTCTTATCTTTTTATTCATAGATTTCCTAGTATTTTTGTTATGTTCTTATGTATCAATTTGTAATTAGACGAAATATCAAATAATGTCTTTCTTCAATTTTACTATTTTTAATATAATACTAAAACTTGTTATTGATAAAAAACAGAGGAATAATTATGCTAGAAAATATTTTTGGAGAGAATGAAAATTCTCATCCTGAAGATCCCAAGAAAATTATGCAGCCGACAGATAAGCTTAAGAAATTTTCTATGATCCTGCAATTCTATGGAACACAATTTAATATCTATCATCAGAACAATGGAAGCGGAAAATCTGATCATGAGGCCCTAAAAAAGGCTTATGAGCTTCTTAGGGATACTGCAGATACTTTAAGTGAAGCATCTATTACTTTAAGTCGTGAGAAAATGGAAATATACAAGATAAACAAGGATTACGAAGAAAGTTGCGGAAGAGAAAAAACGCGTGAGATTCTTTTTGAGATTATGCAGGTTGCGGATAATATAGAAAAAAGCCGTGAGTTCAATTGCGGCATTAATTCTATTCTCGGAGACTTTGTGGCCAAGCTTATTAATATCATTTATCTGCTTGGACCAGTGCGTGGAGAATACTAAATAAAAAAGAAGAATCCTAGGATTCTTCTTTTTTTTCTGTTATAATAAATCTTCGTTTTATTCTAAGCTTTCTGAAATTTTCTTGTTCAAGACCTTTGTTAGATGATGCATTAATAAGAAACTTTAATGATTTTATATCATCTTCCCCAAGACTTTTCCAATATTTATCCACAAAGTTTTTCCAATTTCCTTTTACTGATACCAAAGAAAGAGTTATTTTTCCGGCATGAGCAAGTTCGTGTGCAGTGGAGCACAGTGGAATAAGACCTATATTTCCGGCATAGTGCTCTTTTACCACACGGCCGATAAGCTCAAAACTGGATATATTCTCTTCATTAGCAAGAGCATCATCAAGAATTATGCGTGTTATATCAAAAAGAGAAAAAGGAAAATGATGAAGTTCAATACTTGCTTCTGTCGACGACACTCCGGATATTATACGGCATTTTTCCATGTCTGTGTTTTCTTTAAGAAAATTTATATACCATCTTAATTCCTGACTGCCTCTAGCCATTTTCTCCAGGTATTTTATATATTTTATCTTTGCTTTGGTATCATCTTTTAAAGATTCTATATCCGCAAAATTTCCATATTCTATTACAGCTTCTTCATCTGTTATTTCAGTGCTTACCGCCTCTGATACGGCCATCTCTCCATTATTTCTAGCTCCTTTTATGGCGTCATACGGAAGTTTCATTTTCGTTTTCCTTTGTTAAGGTAGGGGCAGGCAAAGACGAAGAATAGAAATCTTGAATACGAACCTTTAAGAAATTTTCGTCGGAGGAGAAAGGTGTTTTGTTATGGCTCATTTCCATGAGTCTGGCTAGATTAGCTATAACTTCAGGATCTATATATTTCTCATATTCTTTTGCAAATTCTAAATATCTTCCATATACCTGTGAAAGGTTTATAAAAATTTTGCCTGCATGTCTAAGTTCATGTATCGTCTTGCTTAAAGGCACAACTCCTATCTTGTAGTCATAATGAAGTTTCATTACTATATCCGAAATAACAAAAGTGTTAAATGGTATTTTTTCTTCTATATGCTTGTTCATTACAGCAGCGCATATATCAAAAAGCGTAAATGGATAATGATCCAGCTCTATAGATACTTCTTCGCTCTCTCCTATATCACCAAATATAGCACAGGAGCTTAAGCCTATTTCTCCTTTAACATGAAAAACGAAACTGCTATATTCGCTGCTTTGTCGTATCATCTTTTCAGAAGACCTTACAAGCTTAGTGAATTCCTTTCCATCAAGAACCGTCTCTCTATAAAAGCTTTCTTTTATAACATTGTTCTCTATAGAAAGATCTTCGGGGTTATGAGAAGCACCAACGAATGATTCGTTGTTTATCTCAGATTTCATTATTTCTTCTTTTTCTTCGTTATTTGTCATTTTTAACTCTTTTATGAATGTTGAAAAAAGAGGAGAACAAATGCCGTTATTCAGCAAATTACCCCCGGAGCTTTTTAATATATTTAAAGACTATATACTGCTTCACAACGAACGTGTAGTAGATTACTATTCTTTGATTATGGCTGGTTCTCATACAAAGTATGAAGACAAAGAATCATTTTTTGGAAAGCATGTTATTTTGCATGATTTTGATAAATTTTCCAGGCATGATAACATATTTACTTCATATGCCGCCAAATTTGTAAATAAAAACTTTGGATTTGAGATAACTCCAGAAGAGAGCAAATGCATAGAAAGAAATATGAACAAACACAAATCTTCTTCGCCTCATCATCCGGAATTTTTTAAAGACTCTTTTGGAATATGCAATCTCTCAGCTATGCAATATTGGCATTATGCCGAAATGGTTGCTGATTGTGCGGCTGTTGCTGAAGAAAAAGGAAAAGTATTAAAACCATGGTTTGACGAATTTTTCAAAAACAAATCTATATCTGCTTCTCCTTATTCCAAAGAAGTTATATATGGTATGACGCATATTTTAGAAAAAGATATAGCAAAAAATATAGTTAAATATAGCTGGTTCTCGTGCATAAGAAACAGGATACAAAGGATTATTTAATGGAAATTAGCACTGATTATGGAACTATAAGAAATATAGCATTTCCACAAAATGAAGATAATGATTTTGGAATAAAAACAAATTCGTCAATAGATAGTTTTGTTATAGACAAAAAAGAGGGTTCTAGCTTTATATCTGGAATTCTGTCTGGATATTCAAAACTATTTATTGCAGCCTCTGAAGAAACGAAAACTATACTTTTTGGAGAAGACAAATACAAGTGCATAAAAGATTTTTGCAATAATCGCTTGTTATTTGAATCCAACAATAGAATTCTTTGTTTAGGAAATTATTTTGCTGATTTTCCAGAAAGAATAAAAGAAGATTTTTTAGATAGAGAAGTCATAGTTGTATATGTAAAAAAACACGATTTTTGTGTTTCTATGATAGATGATATATTATCTTCGCTTGGAATAGAAGATGAGTTAACTATTAGAAAAATATCTTTTATAAACAAACAAAAAGAAAGTTAGTGTTATATAAAATAATGACATTAAATAGATATATTTTCTGTCAAAAATTCAGATTTTGCTGCGAAGCTAATAACTTATTATTAACAGACAGAATCTGTTATTCCTTCTTGAGCACGAAGGAGTCTTGTTAAGATATAGAGATTTTAACAATTCGGCTGCGAGACAGCCAATAACTGTGTATCATAGGATACCAGAATATTCCATAGGGAATACAGGTCTTTGAAAAGCTCGATTTCTTGGCCTTATAAAAGACGCTTTCTTTAGAAAGCGCCCTTTAAACAAAGTAGAAAGAAGCCGCTTTTGCGGTTTCTTTTTATTTTATAACCTTTTACACTAAAAAATATTTTGCCGTTATATTACCATTTTTGATGTTATATTAAAACATGTCATAAAATGAGGTATCATTATGTCAATGTTTCTTACAAATTGTTTGGCGAAATTCGCCAAACACAAAAAAGGTAGTTATTCCACAAGAAAGAAATTTAACAAAAGAGTAATAAAGAATTACCTTTCTTTGAATTCAAGGATAATCGAAAAAGAAAGTGTCATGCCATTGCATGATATGATTTTTAAGAATGAGATCCTTGCATAAATAATTTTCTATGAACCAAACAGATAAGAGAAAAAAATGAATAAAGCAAAAGTAATAAAGAACGATCTTGTAAAAAAAGAAATAGAAAGATTTCTAAAACGCGAAAATAACCCAAGGAGTCATAATGACCGAAATGGAAATTGCGGATCGTTACACCTAATCTTACCTCTTAAATCTGAAAATGAAGAAAAAGCATTATGCCAAAATCAACAACCTCTAAAGGAGAAATCTAAATGATTCAATCAGAAACACGTCGGCGTGCAGCTCTTGACGAAATGTTTACTCTCTTGCGCCAGAAAATTCCTGGAATGTTCCGGGATGAATTCAAAAAAGAACATGACAAATTTTGCACAGTTATCAGCGTAGCTGATGGCTTTTCCAACGAAATATTTGACAAGGAAATTAATTTCTCTACTCAAGAAGTCTTTCCTGTCTATATTTCTTCTATCCTTACCGATGCAAGGACATTCTTTGCAAAACCGGAAAATGCCGACAAACGCACATTTACGTTCAATTACGGAACTCAGTTTACTTCATGCCTGATTCGCCGATTTGCGCCTATTCACAATAATATTATCTACATGCTGCATGCAGATTATTATTACAATGTGAATCTTTTGAATGTAGAAACTGGCGAAGCAGAATTTCAAACCAGAGTGGAATGGCATTTGGAAGAAACTAATGTTGCAGTTCCCGGAGAAACAGATATTCTTAAGACTGCTCCTTTCGATTACTACAACCTTCATTTTCCAATTACTCCAAATCTCTATTCGGCGGAAGCCACATTTTGAAATGATTACGAAAATAAAGACGAAACAAAAGTTTCGTCTTTATTTTTTAAGGAGAAAAGAAAATGCTGATTAGCAAGGAATATTATGGAAATGTCTATTCAAAATTTTTGGAATTTGGAAGCCACAAAAAATTGCTTCGTTATACAAAAAAACATCTCTTAGGTATTATTAGCATAGAAGATTGTGAAGCTTTGCCAAAAGGATTTGTTGTTGACCTAGAAGAACCTATAGACGTATATTTGGCATTCTTTACCGTTCATCCACACTTGCGTCCTGAACTGTGCTATTATCAATGTCATTATTGGTTTAAACTAGGCACAATAAAGTTTATTAAAATCAGAGGATATCTGTTGGCTCTTCGTGTAGAAATAAGCGGAGGAAGATTTATTGTAAAGGTGTTTCCGTACAATATTACAGAAGTATTTAACCAAAATACACAATGCACAGATACAGTTGCGTCGCCTATCGGAAGAATTATTGCTTCGGCCGAAGATAAAAATGGAATAAGACTAGGAAAGATAAATACTGATTCAGAAGGAAATATTATCTTATGAACAAAGAAAGAACAATATCTTTTCTTAAAGAGCTGCGCGTGGTAGTGGTGGTAGGCAGCAATAATACAAATTTTAATAGCAGTCTTATCAGAACGTGTTATTTTCAAAAAATAGAATTTTTTGTAAGAGATGTGAAAGTATACACTTTTTGTGTATCATATTCTTTTAAAGACAGACTTTTTAAAAATAACAAAATGTTTTTTCCGCTTAGAATAGGAAATGCAAATTTTGTACTTAATTTTTGCTTGAGCAATAACTATAAAAAAATAGTAAAACGTTTTGTTATATACAACACAGAAAAATTTAGGTTGGAAGGAAAAAAATACAAAAATACTTTTCGTGTAATCAAAAAAAATCGTCTGGATTTAACAGACTGGATTAATATCGAATATAAAGGAGAAACATGATCGAAAGTATTGGAATAAAGAAAGAAATAGCCGCCACAAGAGAAGAGATTGTTAATTATGTTTATGGCATGACAGCTTTTATTTCAGAAGAAGGCGTGGTCATACAGAATAAAGCGGGTATAACATTAAGGATATTTAATTACAATTTTTTAAACAGATGGTTTAGATGGTTTTTTTGCGATAATGATACTGCAAAATATCTTTCAATATTTATATCTATCAAAGACGGAAGTGTGGATTTTTCCGTTGTGCCGAGTAATCTTTCCTTAAGCGAAGACAGCTATATGCATTCTATAGATGCTTCTATATCTATAACAAGAAGAGCTCGATAGCTCTTCTTTTTTTATAACTTTTTATTGAAAATAAAAAGGAACTTTATGGAAAATCGAAAAGACAATGGCGAGCTTATGGAATTCTTAGAAAGCCTTTCTTTTGGCGATCGAAGAATCTTTGAAGAGCTTATGAATGATGAAGAATATAACACGCAGCTAGATACAGCTAACGAAGGTGTTATGCTCAAACGCCAGAACTGGACGACAAAAAGTTTGCTTGATAAAAAAATTTCAAGAGCTGTGATGTTGCTGGCAAAGCAAAATAATGATCCTATGTATCAGAAATTTGTAAAATTTTTTAAACTATCTCGTGTATGGAGAGCTCGTCTTCGCACACGATATTGGGGCAAAGCAAGGGCTATTGTTATACAAGCTGGAGGTGGGACAGGTGTAAATTCTATTTCTGTAGCTGATATTTTGGCGGCCCAAAATAAGGCAAAGAATCCAGTTCCTTCTCAAGTAAAAAAATAAAATTTTTCGAGATATCCAACGGATATCTCGTTTTTTAAATTTATATTAAAAAATGTTATATTATTTGTCTTTTATCTCATTTCTTCTCAAGGAATCTAATGATATCAAGGCTCTTTCTATGGTCTTACTTGGCAAGGTGTCCTTTTGTGTAAGATCTATTTCAAAGAATGCAGCATTTATATGAAAAGAAGAAACAAACAAAGAATCTTTGCGTGATGCTTGTTTTATATTAAGTTTTAGCTTTGCTATCTCAGTATTTAACGTATCAAGACGGACTGATATAGACTGCATATTGTAATCTTTATTTTGAAACTGATATACTTTTACAGAGGCTGCCGAAAAAACAGCTATGAGCAATATAAACAAGGTAGCAAATACTATTTTTGCTTTTAAATTAAAGAGAGAAAATATCTCGTATATTGTATAGCTCTTTTCTTCGCCAATCTTTTTCATAGTATCTCCAAAGGTGCAACACATTATTGTATCAATAGAAAGTTGAGTATCTTATGAATGAAAACGAAAATTTGCCAGAAGAAGGTTTTGTTACTCCATCCTTATATAATGAGGAATTTCAAGTTGAGTTATCCGAGCTGGATAAGGAGATTAAAGATCTAGAAGATCTTTATAGAGAAACAAAAGTTCATTTAGAGTCAATAAGAAACTCAAAAATTCGTGGAAGCCTGACGTTTATACAGTCGCAGACAGAGAACCTTGTTGGGATAAAAAATACGAAGATAACAGCCCTTAAAGCTAAGATAGCCGCTAAAAAAGAGAAGTTTGTAAATACTCTTAAGCTCAATGGCATGACGGATGGAGAGGATACATTACCAAGAGATCAGCTTCTTAGATTATTTGCGGAAGCTAACCTTAGCTATAGAACTGTTGGCGATAGAAGCAAGGAAATAAAGATATTAGAAGATGATTTTGAATCTTCAGTTGATGCAGTACTAGCCGGAGATAACACTCCTGTTTCTACCGAAGGATCTATGACTGAAGAAGTGTGTGAGCACAATAAAGAAAATGCAATAGCCGAAAAAAGTTCTTCAATTGGCGGAGAATTCATACCGAAAACAGATAAGTATGAGGTAGTATCGACCATAGATGGATCAATATTTATTATTGATTTAGAAAATTCTGATAGTGAGAATACAATCTTCATAGATAAGAACTTGCTTGGTTTTGATAATGAAGAAAAAGCTGTTATTTCTGTAAAGGAAGAAAGCGGTTGTCATAAGGCAGTTCTTAGAGGTAAAGAAATTGAAATAGTCGATATCGACGAAGCTTAAGGAGGGCTCGCAAATGATCGAAGAAAAAGTAAGAGATATAAAAATTATAGCTGCAATTATGGCGGCGCATATTTACAGAATGAGAGACAACAAAATCTTTCTTTTTGTATCCAATATATTTTGTTTCATAATATCTTTTTTAGTTGCAGTAATATTAAGCTTAGTTGTTGTTGTGTTATTTTTAGTTATTGCCGTTGTCACAGTATTTTGTGTTATAGCCGTATTGGTTATGATGTCTCCATTTTTGCTTGTTAAATATATATTTAAACTGTTAACAAAAAAAATCATAAAAAACAAAGAGAAAGCTTAGGCTTTCTCTTTTTAAGGAGATTTATGGCAAAGAAAATAAAAAATACAGAGAAAATAGAAGAAAAGAAAGAATTAAATTGTACTATTATTTATGTAGATAAAAATGGAAACAAAAGAAGAAAAAGCACAAGAATAAAAAAATCTCTTTTGCTGTCTCAATTACTAAACTGTGCGGAAGATGAAGATGAAGAATACTATCCTGCTCCTCATACAAAAATCTGTTCTATTAAAATAAACGAGGATTTTATAAATAGATACAAAACAATCAAGAATAAAATTGGGCATACAATTTTTTATCATGTTACAGGATCACTGTTTGGTATTGTAGGCGCTAAAATAGCTATATCTGCCTCAGGACGTTTCCACACAGGAGATGTGGATGAAGATGATGATGTGTATGACGCAGATTTAAACAATGGATTTGTAGAAGAAGATGCAGAAGATAATGCAAGAACAGCTAGAAATGGATCATTACTTGAAATAAGACTATTTAAAAAAGGAAGAAGCTGTCATAACTTATATTTCAATCCCGCTGATGGAGTATTAACAGATATCGATGGCGAAGATTTATATCCTTATCTGACTTTCAGATCAGACGAGGACAATAAGGTACAGTCAGAAAGAATAAGAAATATGCAAAACAATCTTTCCCATATTGTCCGCAGGTATACTGAACGTATAGGATGGGAAAGTTATAACTATGATGATTTTAGGGGAACTATAAAAGAAGCCGAAGAAACTATAGCATTAAATCGCAAAACTGTAAAAGAAGCTTTTGATAAAGGTGTTATAAGTAAAGAAAGGAAAGAGAGTTTAGAGCGTAATATAAACAGATATATAAGCAATGAAGATATTCTTCAAATTATAAGCGTATCAAAAGAAAAGGAAATAATAACCCGAGAATGTGAAATAATTCTTAACGCAAAAAAAGATCTTTTAAGCAACGAACAAAATATATACTTCAGACACAAGCTGCACGAGTTTTATAGATCTTACAATGACGAGTACTTTGTTTATTCAAATTTAACTACGACAAAATTTAAAAAATCTTTAGAGAAAGCTTTGGAAAAAAATAGAATAAAAAAAGCAGGATATAATATATAAATAAAGTTCAAAGATTGTTGTTATAGACTAGTCCTAGAACTTTGTATTACACGGAGAAAATATGGAAGAAAAAACAAAAGAAAAGAAGTTCGAGCTCGTTACTGTAAAAAGACTAAAGAATAACGAGAAGTATGGAGAAGCTGTTATGACCGTTTTCTATGAGGACGGCATAAAAAAAGTTGCGATAGACGAAAATCCGACTATACGTTTTCATACTACAAAAATAAGTGAGATAGATAAATACAAAGGGAAATCTCTTATAGTTATTCCAGAAGAGGATACTGAGGAAATTGAATGTCCGATCTCAGAAACATTTGACCAGATTGTTGCTCTCCAACATGATTTCGATTCAGAAGAAGCAGATAAAAATATGGCGTATATAACTCGCTGTCGAGCGGCTAAAATGCGTCCTGAAAATCTTCTTCTTCTCAATCATGTTCATGGTATCGACGCAGACTTGACTGATCATTATATAGGAAGATTTCTTAGAGAACACGAAAAAGATATAGAAACAAAGAATATACGAAAGGGATTTTTTGATATTGAAGCCAACGGTCGAGCTCATCGCGGTTTTGTACCTGCATCAGAGCACAGCATTCCTGTGAATGCCATCTCTTTTCTTGATCAGCACACCGCCACTTTAGTATTAAGACTTCTTGATGACGAAGGTCCGGATTTTGTAGAAAAGAATCCGCTCATACAAAAATTTAAAGATAATATTGAAGAGAACAGACTAAAAATAGAAGATCATGTAAATAATCTTCAGAAGAAAATATTTAAAGACATGAAGCTTAAACCTATAAAAGTAGAAATTGTATTCTACAAAGATGAAGTAAAGCTTATATCAGACCATTATATCAGTCTTAGAGAAAGATTTGGTATAGATTATCTCATGGCATTTAATCAAGAATATGATTTAAGATTTTCCTTTGGCCGTCTTAAAGACAAAAAAAGCTATAAGTATCTGTGTGATGTTGTCTCTGATCCTTCAGTTCCAGAAAAATACAGATCGGCTTGGTATGAAGGAGACTTTAACGCCATAGATGTTTCAAAGCGTAATGACAGATTTTCTATATCTTCTCCTTGGAGTTGTCAAGACCAGCAATATTCCTATTTTAAGATACGCGAGTCTCAACAAAAGATGGAGGAATATAATCTTGATTTTGTGCTTAAGACTGCTTTGAAAATTCAGAAGGTAGAACATGATTGTGAAATAGCTGACTTTCCTTATGAGGATTATGAAAATTTTGTCTTGTATTCGGCCATAGATACATGCGGACTGTACTGGCTAGAAACAAAAACTCAAGATATAGATACTATGATCCTGCTAGGAAATTTGTCAAGAACTAGAACAGAAAAATCTCTTACAAAAACTATCATGCTTCGCAACTTTATAGAATACTTCTTTCGTGATCAATGTAAGCTTATCCTTTCTAACAATAGGGTGAGAATCATAAACAACATGAAAAGAAAAGCCGAGGAAAAGGGAGAAAAGTTCATTGATGAACCAGAACTTGAAGAATTCATAGATGGCGCCTTGAGTATTCTTGAAAAAAGTATGGATACTACCGAAGATGACGACGATGACGACGAAGATAGTACTGAAAAAGATTCATTGAATACAGAAGAGAAAGAAGAAGAAACAGACAAGATAAAAAAATCGGGTGGAAAAATTAAGTTTAGAGGAGCTTTTGTAGCTTCTCCCCTGCTTATGGACAATGTAGGAAAAGAGATTATGGGAAAACTGAGCAGCCTAATATTTGAAATGGTGTGCGATTCTGATCTTTCTTCTCTTTATCCTAATATCAAAAAAGCTTGGAACATCTTTGTGGGAACTCTTGTCGGAAAGATATACCCGAAATCAAATGTGCTTGATATCAACTTTTCAGCAGAAATGGCTGACTATCTGGTAAGCCGTAACGACATGGCTATAGGAAAGAAATACTTCGATCTTCCTGACCAAACAGAGCTTATGAAGTTTTTTGAAGAATGCCAAAAAGAAATTATCGTGGAGGAAAATTATGGCCAAAAGGCAGAAATCGCTTGAAACTTTGATTAAAGAAGGATTTGCCGAGGTTCATAAAGTCATTCATAGTCTTACTCTCGATCCGACTCGTGTAAATATAGAACGCAACTTTATGAAAGTAGAATTCAACGGAAGTTGCGGCTATGATTTTATGATTATAGGACGAGATGACAAAGACGATCGTCCATGGATAACAAACATGGAAAGTTTTTCTGCCACTGCCGAGCAGATTGCTGTTCTTAAAGAGCCAAAGAATATTACAGGAGTCTCTAGCAATGAAACTTCCATAATCATAAAGACTCTCAAAAGCAATGATATAATTCTAAAGCATTATAATCTTCCAGAAAAATGGCAGCCTATAGATGAGCTTGCAAAAAACATGCAATGGGCTGAGATAGATTTACGAGGAAAATTCAGCAAATCAACTGATTTTATAAGGCTCAATCTGGATACCGGAGAAATAGTCCCTCCCGGCCAGTACAAAAAGACTGAAGCAAAAGGAAGTTCTATTATAACCCTTGGAAGAAAACTTTATCCTAAGATATTTGAGACAGAAGATTCTAAATCATTCTTTGCTCTCGAAGAAATAGACGATAATCTTGCAAAGCTTTATGGACTTTTTCTTAACAATTCTTATGCTGCTTTCGTATCTTACCATGATGTTTTAAATAATTTTTAAGAACAAAGAAAAGTATGCCAAGCATACTTTTCTTTTTTATTTCAGTTATATATTATAAAATAACAAGAAGGGGTTTTATGAAAGACAAAGAATATACCGATGAAGATATAGAAAATATGCTTGATAGCATCTGCGACTGCGATGTTGAAAATGAGCTTGAGTATGAAGATATCAAAGGACCATTTGCTGAATATATAAACAAAGAAAATGCTCTTTGCGACCACATCACAAGGAGCTATCACGAAGGAGAAGGGTTTATATGGAATGAAATTCCGTATGCAGACGGAATGGAAAATGGTATATGCAAATATTATTATTCTCCGGAAGAGATAAAAAATTATTATGAAGCCAAAGGCATTACAATAAATGATGATGATGAATGCAGATTTTTTGGAATACTGCGCAGAATTGGAAAAGCAGTTAATGACAAAGAAAGTGGGTTTTGGATAACATTCAGTAAGGAAGGAAACAAAATTCTGTCAATTCATGATTTTGGCTTTGAAAATGAAAAATTGCTGAATAAAAATGTATGCTATGCCTTTAATGTAGATAACGGTGTCCTCATGTTTATCGAAGAAAGATATAAGAAAGTTTGGAGTTACACCAAGGCTAAGGAAAAAGAAGAATGAATATTGTATCATGGATTCTTTTAATAATAATATTCTCATATCCTGTTTATATGCTTATTATGTCAATAATCTTTGTGGTTGAATGTGCAATTATAATATTGCTTAAATTGGCTGAACGTATGATAATATTGTACAAGCAAAAACACAAGGATAAAAAGTAATGGAAAAATTAGATATATTTGAAATTTCTGTATATTCTTTTCATCAACAATAATCTTAAATATAGTTTTAGCCGCAGTTTTTCCAGATTGGTGGCTTTCCGATGGAGAAGAAGATACTGAAGATTCCAAAACAAATTCTGCTAAATTAACAAACAAAACTAACCACGAGGAAAAGTAATGTTAACAATTTTATCTGTCTTGTTGGTGCCATCACTTGTGCTGAATGTGCTTTTCTTAATACGAAATCATAATTATAATAATCAAGCAGAAGATACAATAGACAACGAAGGTTGCAATGAGACAAATTTGCCTGTGACTGTTGAAGATATTAAACATGTGATATATTTAGTAAAACATAAAAGGCTTACAGGATTGCATCCAGTCAATCGTGATATGCCTGGAGAATGCGGCAATATTTATAGAAGAAGAGGAGTGGCCAATGCCGACGAAACTTTGGTTTACACACAAGACAAAGAAAATCGTATAGAGTTTCTCATAATCGACAAAGAAAACTATATGCCAGAATTAAAAGAAGCTGGTATTGATGCTCGAATTCTTGTAGAAACTGGAAAGATAGAATATACACAAGAATTTTGGGATAACGCAGGAGCTTATATCAAGAATGAAGAACAACTTTCTTGATCGTTTTATAAAATAATACTAAACAAACAAAAATCATATATCCAAAAGGAGTATATATGCTTACAGAAAAAGAAGAATTTGTGTTTTTCTCGTCAAATGTATTTAGCCAATGGTATATCTCAAAATTTGTAGATAAAGATACTAAGTACAACAGTGCAGAGCAATTTATGATGGCTCAGAAAGCTATATTATTCAAGGACGAAAATACCTTGGATAAAATCATGAGCTGCAAAATAGAAAAAGCCACGGATAACAGACAAGTCAAAGATTTAGGAAGACAAGTTCAAGGCTTCGATTTTGATATATGGAAAAATTCTCGTTTTTCTATTTTGCTTATTGCACAAGGATTAAAGTTCTCACAGAATTCTTTGTTATGCAAGGAACTGCTAGATACAGGATTAAAAACTCTTGTAGAAGCCACATACGATAATATATATGGAGCTGGGCTTTTATCTTCTGATCCGCTTATTCAAGATCGCAAGAACTGGACAGGGCTGAATCTTTTGGGCACCGCGCTTACTATGACAAGAGAATTTATAAAATTAGATCAAATGCTATAGCAAAACCAAAAATTCCTAAGGAGAAAATAACTATGCCAAAATTTGTTATTGAAATTAAAAGTAACGAGCTTCCTGCAGATGTAACTGAAGCTCTGCGAGGAGCCATACGCGGAATAACAAGAGAAGAAATTCAAGCATTAGTCCAAGAAGAAGTTAATGCTAAACTGAGAAATATAGAAATTAATGTCTTGGCAGATGCACACGGAAGGATTGAACGAACAGTCAGCAGATATGTAGACGAAATTTTGCGTCTCGAAAACAAAAGCAATACTTCCGCAATACTTCTTGAAATGATCAACAAACTTGCTGAAATTGCAGTAAAAGAAATGTTATCCAGAAATATGGCTACTGTGGAATCAGAGATATCTGTAAATAATTGTATTCAAAAAGCTATAGATAAGCGTATTAAAGAAATAGAGGAAGGAGAAACAAAGAAAATATTTGATGATTACAGAAAAAGATTTCTAGACGGGATTTCCAAATTAGGCGAAACGGTGCAATAACATGACTAAACCTAAAACTCTTCTTGTAACCATGACTATCGAAAAAATTTTAAATGAAGACGAAAGATATCGTATAGTCTATACAAGCGCTGATATGATGGACTGGATCAGGACTTTGAAAGGATTCCGCCCAGATAAAAGTAATGTTAAACTGGTACACCAATCTTTTTCGCTTGACGAAGCCAGATCTGTTATTAGCCATTTTAAATATTACGAAGATATATTGTCGTATGAAGAAACCGAGCTAACTAAAATGAAGAGATGCAACGATGTTGTGTTAGCGATTCCTTCAAAAGAAAGCACAGAATACTTTCCTGAGAAAAAAGTTGATGATACCCTTGTTCGTGTGTTTCTTCATGCAAAATATGCCGATGAAGATTATGAGATACAATATGAGACAACAAAACATGGTATATCAAATCTTTTTGGTTTTATTCCAGAACAAAATTCAGAAGATCTTTCTGAGTATCGTGCATCGTATGAAATAGCTAGAATTATCGCGCTTTCTTTGAAAAATTGTGGCGACATAGCAGACTTTGAAAAATCTGAAATAGCTAGATCAAAAAATTCTGATATTGAAATATTTAGGAGGCAAAATGATGGCTGACAAAGAAATAGCACAAGACTGTGATATTATCACTCGCAAATTTCTCAAACGTATACATGGTGATCAGTATTCTATTTGTTATGAGATCTCATCCAAACCTGGGGTTATCTTTTCGTTAAAATGTTTTGATGAAAAAAGTTTGGATATAGATACACTTTCTGTGTGGCACGATAATTTAAAGTGGGCTAAATCATTTGCATCTTCTGTATTTGTTAGTTCTTTGCAAGAAATACGCGAATTCGAAGCAAGAGAAACTGAAAGAATGAAAAAGTTTAATATTATCGAAATATAATAGATAAGAGAAAGATTAAATTATCAAAAATATAACTAAAGGAATGAATTATGAAGAAGAGAATTTTTCTGCTTATCTTTGTATCTGTTATAGCCGGTTTTATGTGCAGCTTTGGAAATTACAAAACATTTTGTGGTGATATATTAATTATTATATACTTAAGTATATCTATCGCCAAGCTTCAGCTTAAACAAGAAAAAAGATGGAAACTGGTTATAGACGGGAAAACAGTAGGAATAACTTGGTCAAAAAAGATACCTTGTATAGAAGACTTTGGTTATTCTAAAGAAGATTACAAAAATATTGGGCATAATGTAGAAATTGTTACAGAATACGAAATATAACGAAAAGAATATATTCAATATAACCAAAAAGTATTAGGGAGCTAATATGAACTATTTGTTCATTGTGATATTTGCAGTATTGGTGTTATTTGTAGTATTGATAGCATTTGCTAGCATGAAGCTTAATCTTCTTAAAAAAGAAATGGAAATATTCACCAAAAGACTAGATAGAACCAAACAAAACAATAGTGAAATACCAGCAGAATCAGTATGGGCGCTAAGTATAAACGGTTTGGTGGCAGCTGTTATTTTCAGAAATGAAGGAGAAGGAAAACCTTCTCTAGCAGATTTTGAATTTAGCGAAGAGGATCTGAAAGAAGAGAGTGTGCTTATATACAGAGCTGATATTTAAACAAATAAAACAAAACCGCAATGGTTTTGTTTTATTTATCGAAGGAGATATTATGTCCAAAAAAAGATTATGGATACATTCTGTTTATTATGACAACGACAATGACCCTATATGCGAAAAAAGTTGCGAAAAAATAAGTGTTTCTCTTTGTCTTGCTATTAATATCAACAACAAAGCTTGCTATGAGGGAATGTCTATAGCATTCGATATTTCTCAGGCAATCATTTATGATGTTATCTTTCGTGATGGATTAGCTGAAGGAATAAAAAGAATCTATAGCACAGATGGTATCTTGCGAGAAATAGATGTAATGAAGAATGACAAGAAAATTGGAAAAGTATTATTCTTTCCTTTATCCGGAATTACAGCATTTCGGTATTATGAAACGGAAGAATTTAAGATATTTTTTGAGTATCACGACAATGGGAATATAAAGAGTGTTTCTAATAAACCCGAATGCGACAACTGTATACTGTACAAAGAATACTTTTCACATAGAAATATTTCAAAAATGGAGTTTGAAAGAAAGTGTCTCTTAAAATTTATGCAGTGTTCTATCTATAATGCTTTTCATTCTTCTCTCAAATTATTTCCTTCTGGAATCGTGGAAAGAAGTATTACTTCTTTTAAAGGAGAAGAATATTTTAGGCCGGATGGAACAAAAGAAGATCCGTTAGATACAACATTGAATACAGTATATTTGAATGGCAGAAGAGATGCATATTATGAACGCAAAAGATGTCTTTCTGCAATAACATCATTGTTGAATAAGGTAGATTAAATCTGTCTCCCTCATTCAACAATTCATTATGAATATTAATAAACTTCTTTCGGCTATTGACAATTTTGTTCCATCCGCCGATGGTGAGGCTATAAGCTATGAAGAAAAAAGAATAGTATCTTTTTTGCTTGAGCTAGAAATAGATTTATTTAGAATGATTATAGATCTTTCTGCTGATGGAAAGATAGCTTTTGGCGACTTTAAAATAGAGACAAAAATAGCTTCTGAAACTTCGTCTGAGGCAAATTCTTCAAAAGGCCAGATAGCACCTAGCAATTCTTCTTTGGCTTCAAGGCTTTATGCCAGATGCGACAAAAAAAATTCAGATTACGCTGAATATTCTGGAGAAAATGAAATAACAGAAATCCAAAATAAAACAGCAGCTGCAGTAGAAAATATTACTGGCAAATCACTTAACAACAAATCATCTTATCTTTTTGTTGAGGCCGATAAACGAAGGTTAAGTATTAATATAGATAATATTATACTTGGAGAGAAAGAAAACTTGGAGCACAAAGACGAAATGCCTGGACTAAGCATCTTGGCTTTCAAAAAAATTCTTCAACAAAGATTCCTTAATGGAGAAATGTCGTGAGTATTATAACAAAGATTTCATCGCTTATAACAGAAGAAGAAATAAGCAATTTTATTATAGCAAATGGGGTAGATGAGAATTCTGAATACAGCGATGCTCTTAACTGGCTTTTAAGTATATCAGAAGATGATATATCTGTAGAAGAAGCTTTGGTAAAGCTTATAAAGACAGAGAATTATAGCATTGACGATCTTTCGACAGCCTCAAAACTTTCTACGCAATCCGCTCGTCTAAATGCCCTTAGAAGTTTAATGCTTCTTCCTTCTAAAGAAGTTTTATTTAAGGTCTATGACGCATGTATTGGGATGCTTAAAGAAAAAGATTTAATGGTTTATGAAAAATTCTTTAAATACATAAGTCGTAAATATGAAGATCCTTCTTCTTTAATTCTTAATGAAATTGTGGCAGATTTAAATGAAGAATCTATACTTTCTGAAAGTTCTAAGTTTGTGGCATACAGCAAAATAAAGGATAAATATGCAGATAACTACAGCGGAAGTGGAGCTAACAGCGCTGCATCTGTATACAACACAGACGGAAGAAATATTATCTATCTCTTATCTGGCAAAGATATATTTTCAAAAATGAATATCTTAGAAACTAGTTCCTGGCTTGAAAAGTCTGTTGAATTTATAAAGAATTCATGTCCGCTTATAAAAAGTCCTCTATTATCTTCTGTTTCGGCAGATATATTTGCTTCTGATGCTCCTATAGGATTTATGATGAGGCTCCTTAATGAACGAAACTTCTTCTATGACCCTGACGAACTAAAAATTCTTTTCTTGCAAAGCATAAAATATGCTGGAAAAAAACTTTCTGAAGCAGAAAAAAGCAGTATAATCAGCCTAGAAAGAAGTTCTTTCTCGTCAGACTATTTATTTTACAAAGCTGTCTTAGATATTATTGGAAAGTATATGTATGAATTTTTTGAAGAAGACAAAACATTAAGTACAAAGTTTTGTGAATCTTCCAATTTTGATATAAGCACGGCAGAGAAAGAAGAAGCTTTTCTAAATTTGTTTTCAAATATAACAAATAGACAATTTATATACAACCACTTTTTTTACAATTTTGATGATATCAGCGCTGTTATAGCCTTAGAGCTAGCAGTTATTCCTGTTCTCTATGATTCTCTTATTTCTAACGGAATAACATGGAAAGGCAAAGATGGATTTTCTGGTGTTTTAATAAATTTAATGGATTCTATGGGGAATACATCCAAGGAAATGATAAATTATACAAAAAACATAATAGAGCTTTATGAAGCAGGTTTGTAAATGTATAACACCGAAAAAGTTGCGGAAATCATAAGCCGTCTTGGAGCTGTTTCTGGAGAAATGAAAAATATTGATTTAGACGAAATCAAAGCTATATTTGGGTCTGCTACAGGAATTTCTTCTAAGATTCTTAATCCTATTGATCTTCGTATCATTAAAGGAAATTTATCAAAGGACAATATAAACACTCTTATTTCTTCAAGTGACAAAGGAATATATTTAGTACAATCTGGCCTGAATGAATGGAAAGAAAAACAAAAAAATAAAAGCCTTCATCTTCCTCTTCTTGATATAGCATCTTTTTTTGGATTTAGAAATGGCTATGAAGATTTTCTATATCCTTATACTTTTGAAGATAACACAAATGACAAGTTTTATTCTTGGTACAAGATACAGTCTAATTCTGTTATTATAGATATGACTACAAAAATGAATAATCTTCTTTCTTTTGTATTCAATCCCACTTTTAGCGATTTCTTTGATCCTAGATGTCTTGGCGGAATAATATTTTACGAGAGTGGAATACTAAAAAATGGAAATGTATTCATACACGACACTTCTAGCTGGAAAACAGAATTTTTAAGTCCAAATATTTTAGAATTTAGTCATCTTAATGCTCTTTCTGTTTCTGAACATCCTCTGAAGGATTTAGCTGCGAATATATCTAACGAACTAAACGGAATTGTTATAGCAGACGAAAGAGCATCCAACAGTACAGATACCTCTTTGCTTCCTGTCTCGCTATCTTCTAATGAAGAATGGTCTGGAAACATGAAAGAATCATGCGTAATGGCATGGAACAAATATGCTTTTGAATTTCTTCAGGATATTGTGTTGTATATCGGTTCCCAGCATATAGAAAATTCTATTGTAAGTATAACTGATATAAAAAATAATATAAGCAGCATAGTAAATAGTGTAGTGGCAAGTATTGGATCTCCATTGGAAGATGATCTATTCTTTCAATCAAAGATTTTAGCTGTCTCTGTGCTTGAAGATAAAAAGACAAAATTCTTTCTTCTTCTTGATACATTATCTGGAAATAATGCATCTTGCAGCATTTCTAGTATATACACCAGGATTAATTCAAGCGAGACGCTTTTAACAAATTTTGAGTCGGCTTTGTCTGCATACAAATTTGAATTCAGCTGTTCGTATGATCCATCTTTGCCTGGCTTTGTTGATTACAGCGTAAAGATAGATATGTTTGGAATATTATTTTCAAATTTAGTCTTTGTCCAAGTTTTTTCTTTAAATTCAGTGATAAATACTTTTCTAACGCCATATCCTGTTATAACTAAAAACATTCATAGAGATTGTGGAAATGGCATTGTATATTCTATCTTAAAAGAAGATGGAGAAGAGACAATGCTAAAAATGGCGGCTGAAGAGACTGTCATACTTTCTAATAATCTTTACAGAAAAAATATGAGAGTAGAATCTTCTATAATGTCTTAAGGAGGCAAAATGGATGTTTGTATAAAAATATATCAGGAAAAGTATCCAAAAGATCCAATATCTTGTCGAGAAATAAAAAATATATTGATAAGCGAAAAAGAAAAATACAAAGAAGATTCGAGAAATTTGGCTAGAAAGTTTTCGCATATATTTCCGAAACAAAAAATAATTATTTCTTTGGAGTACAAGGAAAGCGAAATATTTCTTCTTGAGGATTAGATCGTTAAGAATAAAGAAGAGGAAACTCTTCTTTATTTTTTGTTCATAACTCTTTATTGCATTACGAAATAAGGAATTTTATGATAAAGCCAAAAAATGATTATGCAACAAGAATAAAAGGTATAGATAGACAAATCGAAAATAATTTCTATGGTTTGTCGCAGGCAGAAAAAGGGGAAGAACTTGACGACATCAACAACCGTGCTTTACGAAGTCTGAACAGAGTAAATTCTTATGCCATAACTGGAAATGGTCCAGATATTATAGGATTTCTCAATAATGTAATGTATAATAATACACCAGGGCGCACATTACGACAAACTGGCCGTAATGGAGCAAAAACCTTCGCAGACGAAGTAGAATCTGGCGAAGTAAATCTGATGTTTGACGACGAAAAAAATCGTTTTCAGCGTTATAGAAGTATTGATTCTGTCTGTGCTATGGTTCCTGAAATATCGCGTGTGATTATAATGCAACGAGACATGATTATGTCTCCTAACGAATTTGCAGGATCAGATTTTATATTTGAAATTAAAAATGGTGGAGTTACCGACGAATCTCTTATTGAAGCAAAGCAGGAATCATTGCTTGAGATAGACAAGAAATATATGGTTTCTGACGAAATAGGACCAAAAGTTAACTCAGATATTGTCAAATATGGCGATGCCTTTGTAGTTGTTCTTAATTTTCAAGAAGAAATAGATCGTCTTTTGGCCGGTAAGGAAAGAACAGCACACGAATCAGCCTTAGAAGACAATCGTGACTTAGAATCATCTTTAGCTTTGGAAGCTGCTGATGTAAGTTTTCTTAATTCAAATTTTAATTCATATGTATCATCGGTCAATGAGAAAAGAAAAACAAATAAACTTTCAGGTATTCTAAAAGTCGATGATTCTTTTGATTCAGAAAAATGGGGATCCGAGATAGATAAGTTCTTTAATATAAAGTACAGTGAAGATCCTATATCTATTATAGGCGAGGAACTTGAAGTTTTTAAGGAATATGAAGAATTAGGGAAAGTTGGAAATGAATCTGGACAAATTCGTATGCCCGGTTCTATTCTTCGTCATATGGAACCCAACAAAGTTATAAAAGTGGAAGTAGGAGGAGTTGCTATAGGTTACTATTACCTCGACGTTATCTTCGCCACTAGCACAAAAGATTCTTCGGCTTCTGATCCTTATTCTTGCCCGGCCTGTGATCTTACTTACAACAACAATCGTGTTTATTCTTTCTTTTCCCATATGGATTCTAAAGGAATGGGAATGAATAAGAAAGTGGAGATTCTTTCTGAAATCTTTGCTAAGCGTATAGGTGGAAAACTTAATAGAAAATTTATTGCAAAAAATACACAATTTAAAGACTTTATTTATACTATACTTAAAACAAACAAAGCTATAGAGAGTACTAGTGTCATCTTTATGAAGCCAGATGACGTTGTACATTTCAAACGTGGTTCAAGAGTATATGGCGAAAGTATTATAGATCCAGTCTTGTATTTTGCAAAACTTTATACTGTAAGTCTTCTTTCAGCTATTATGCAACAAGTTCTGCAAGGAAAAGATAAGCAAGTATACTATGTAGAACAAGGTCTTGACGAAGACAGTGAAGGAGCTGTGCAGTCGTTTATTTCTGATTTGAAACAAAGAGAAATAACTATAGACGATTTCAGTGATGTTACCGGTATATTCAATCGTATAACAAAAAGTAATTGTATGGTTATTCCGACCATTGACGGAAAGAAAGCCATAGAATTCGACACATTCGCCGGACAGGAAGCTAGTATAAGCAATGATTTTCTGGAATTCTTAAAGAAATCTATAATATCAGGAATGGGATATCCTTCCTCTTGGCTAGATTCTTCGGGAGATGTAGAATTTGCAACTACTCTTGTTCAACAGAATGCAAATGTACTTAAACTTACTACTTCTTATCAAAAAATTGTAAATAGCGGATTTACCAAGTTATTCAGAAAACTTGTGAAAAACGAAGATTCTGATAAGAATGTAATGGAATTCGAAGTTTCTTATCCTGTTCCAACAATGCTCGATAATCGTAAAACAGAAGAGGAAATGACACGAGTTCAAGGCATAGCCGATTTCATTATTCTTACTCTTCTAGGCGAAAATCCTAATGAAACAGATGAGTCTGCTAAGGCTTCTTATAAGCGTGAAATCATAAAGAAGCTTATGTCTCAAATAGATTGGGTTGATTATGAAGAAATTTTGCGTAAATGCCGTGATGATGTGACAGCGATGAAACTTAAGGAAGAACGCGACAAAGCTGAAGAAGAAGGATCAGCTGAACAAACAAATACTGAAGGCGGAGAAGAAAAAACTCCGGAAGGATGGTAAAATATGAAAATAATTTTCTCTTCTAGCGAATCTGTTGGAAAGATAATTTTGTTAGATAATATTTATAGCATAGAAGCTGCATTTACAAAATTGTCTCTAAGTAATATAACAGGAGTGATAGAATACAAAGGAGATAATTTTGTCGGTTGTATAGAAAGGGTTGTTCCTTGTTTTGACGATGAAAAATTTGCGGATATTATAATGAAGAAATTTAAAGACAATAAAATCATAAAATCGTTTATTATGGGAAGTTGCATAAATAATCCTTCTGATACTTTTTGTGCAGATGCATTTTTCGAAAATATAAATTTTTATGTGTGCGATATGGTTGTTAATGATTCTAAAAATGAAATAGATGAAGAGACGAAGTTAAAGTTTCTTAAAGCTAATGAAGATATTTATAAAGAAAGGAAAACAGTGGCTTGGTAGAATTCACAGAATCAATGTTATATTAAAAAATATGAAAGGAATAATAATGAAAAAGAAGAAAAAAATTATATATTTTCTAAAAAAATTATTTTGCGATATTTTTCCAAATGTAGCCATCAATTCTTTCACATACTGGGTAGCAGACATATATCCCTGGAGATTAGTAAAGAAGAGAGCAGGCTGGCTAGGATTTTATAGACCAGACTGGATGTCTATTAATTGCCCAGAATGGATGGCAGTCAATCGCAAGGAATGGATGATGGATCATAGAAAAGAATGGATGAATACTCATTATCCAAGAAACAAAGTCTAGCAAAATATGGAAGAAGGATATATCCTTCTTCCATATTTTAAATCGAGGTATATTTAATGCAGCCGTCGGATGATAGAATCGCGTTTAATAAAAAATTATCTTTGCATAAATGTCATGAGCGCAAATATTATAATTGTGGATATCATTCCATTAACAACAAAGATATTTGTTCTGTCATTCCTTATCTAGGAAATAAGAATTCTGGAATGATTATAGTATACCAAAAAAATGCAATTTTAGAAAAGATTGTTATATGCGATAAAAAGGGAAATACGAAAAAAGAATATAATATTTTAGCGAATGGCGTAGTATTTCGTGCGTATCTTTATAATGGAAAGTCGGGGATGGTAAAAATTTATTTACTAGAACAAAAATTATAAATCAGCAAATCACATACAACCAATAGATAAGGAGAAGATATGGAAATTCTATACACATGCGGACATACAATAAAGTTATTCAAAACTAATTCTATTGATCTTTCTTTAGATATAACGGGTAATTCCAAGTCTCATGAAGAAGACGTTACTATCAAGGCCTCTATTACTATGATTGGCAGTACTGGCGGCAATAATGATATTCGTTTTGTAGAAAAGAATATATTCTGTTTTAACAGAAGGGCTACAAATATGGCTATAGGCCATATAGAGGAAGCCTTAAAAATGTTTACAAATGGAAAGCCTAAAGGATACACAGCTGAGAATGATAATGCGATCAGCTTATTTAATATATGGCTTAAACGGTCCAACGAAAAAGAACGTGTTCTTGTTTTGGAAATACTTTTCGAAGATCTTGGAGAATCGTTAAAAAAATTTTTTGGATGGAATGATAATCGTGAGAGCGAAGATGTATATTACGGATTTGATCACATGCCAACGGAACACTTCAAATTTTAGAAATAAAAAAAGACTGCTAGGCAGTCTTTTTTTATTTGTTATATCTTATTTTGTTACTTCATCAAGAATAGTATCGTTAAATTTCTTGATACCATTCATAAGCGCCTGAAGCGCAAAAAGATCTTCTTTTCCGCCAATTTTATGAACCTTGAGAGCTATAGTTGCAAAATTTAGATTAAGCATAAGCTGGTGTACAAACCTTGCGCTATTCCCCCATCCATTTTCATTTATATATGCAAACACGGCTACAACAAAATGACGGAAAATTTTGTGATCTAAATCTTTTCCAAGAAATTCTGCAGCCTTGAATACCTTAATATTAGGGAATCTCATATCTTTCTTCTTTTTGGAATTAGAAGATATAAGCCTAACAAATTTTGAATAAACTTCTTTAAAGTAGGCATCATCATCGCGATATTTAATAAGATTTTTTCTTACAAAAATATCTATGATACTTTCAAGAGTAAATGAATTAATATCTTCGTTCATCTTCTTTTTTGATTGCGGATCACAGTCATTTTCTCTTTCTTTAAATATTGTAGCATTGCGAAGAATGCCGCTGTATAAATCACAAAGATTAATATAGCTGTGCTCAACAAGACTTTTACTAGCTTCTTCTGTATATTCTTCTGGGGTTATTTCTTCATTCTCAAGTTTGTCGCCGATAATATCTAAATCTTTTTGAAGTTCCGCAACTTCTTTTTCAGAGGTATCTGTTGCTGTGTTGGTTTCTTCTGAAGATCCAATATCATTTTCTTTTTCAGGGGTGTTTTCGTTCATGCTATCCTTGTGCTGATGGTTTAAAATACTCACTTATCTTGCGATAAACTTCTAAGGATATATCACGCATATCATCTTCTCCGGATATATCAAGAATATTTCCAAAATAAAATTTACGAAGCTTAGGCACAAATACCGTATCGAATTCATCGACTATTACAGAATTGCACCATTCATCTTCATTGTCTTTAGTTGCTAATTCCAAGAAATCATCATCTTCCTCTGCGTTTATAATACTGCGAATTATATCATCAAGCTTATTAACAATTATAAACGAAGGACTATTTTTAAATTTCTTTTTGTCGCTTTTGGCTATTATATCCTTTTTGTCTACTTGTTCTTTGTAAGTTTGCGCAATTTCCTTATAATTTAATATAATCTTGTTATATAAATATCTCTCAATATTTTCTTGTCGATTTACTACAAAAAACTCGTATGCCGCCAAGGAAAAATCTTTGAATTCAGTTTCTTTAAGATCCTTTATTAAATTAAAAGAGTTGGACCCAGATATCTCCAAGCTATTCTCTAGCGCAGATATAACTGCTTCAAGAATTTCGTCTAGAGAATCTTGAACTATTTTTTTGGATTCAGGGTCGTCTATATTATCTTTAAGATTTTCTAAAGTCTGAACCAAAGGAGAAAGTTTATCCTCTCGTTTAGAAACTGAATTAAGATTATCCAGCTGATGCTGGAGTGTTTCTATCATAATACTTACATCAGCATTAACGGCATATTCACAAGGAAGAATAAGAGAATCTATTCTTTCTTCGTTGTCTGCATCATAAGACTCTACTTGTTTTACTGTTAGCATAACATTATTCCTTTGTTCATAAAAATGTTGTTATCAAAAAATATATGGTGCAAACTGCATTTTAAGCTTATATTATTACAAAGTGATAAAAAGGAGACCATACGAAGAAAATATTTTTTATAATTACTTTTGCTGCATGTGCTTTTGCCACAGAAAAATTAGATGACAAAGACACCTGCGAAGTATCTTACAAAAATGGAAAATGCAGGTTGTATTTTCAAGAAAGTACAAAGGAAGATTCAGAATTTGCAAATATATACGGAGAAGATGGAATTATAATTGCTTCTTGTGAGAATACGCCTGATTATGACGAGATTCTCTTCTTTAAGAATAAAATTATATATATAGGCATAACTTATTTCAAGAAAGAAGATTATTGTATTATAACCGATCCTTATATAGAAAAAGAAATTTTTGTAAAAAGTGTAGAAGAATGCTTTAAGAAATATAAAATAGAAGAAGAAAAGTGCAATATAGAAAAAGAATTATTTAATACTTGTTTTAAGTAAAAGAAAATACGGCTGCTGTGTGCAGCCGTATATCTTATTTTTTTTCTTTGTAATCATAGTTGGAACTAAGTATTCTGGAGAAAAGACTCTGTTTTCTAGGCTTTGCCATTTCTTCAGAAGAGAAAGTCTTTATAGTTCTTATAGTTTCGCCGTTTACTGGAAGTTCGTCTTGTTTTTTTATTATATTTCTATGCTTAAAATATGAGAAAGATGGAAGCATCATAGCGTATCTTCCTATTAAATATGCCATAATAGAGTCATCATGGGCAGTGTTGGTTCCACTTCCAGAACCAGTGGCTTCTATTTTTCCATTCCTTTTGCGTTCTAGAGTTTTTAGTTCTGTAAGTATAAGCTTTAATCTAAAAGTTTGTGGTTCTTCATTGACAAACTTAAAAAGCATATTCATCATCATATCTCTGCTTGAAGGTGAAGTATCTATACCGTACACCCTCTTGTGTGAAGTCGTAACACTGTTCTCACGATCAGGATCAGCATGATCCTTGTAGTGATAAAAAAGTTTTGATTTTGCTCGATTATCTTCAGCCAGAATATCTATAATGACTATTCCATGATTATTTCTTTCTACAACTATTATGCTATTCACAAATATTTTGTCGGCAGTGGTGGCTATAAGCCTGGCAAAAGCCGGCCCGGATATTCTCGAAGAATAAAAGCCGCCTATGACATGTCCATCTTCGGCATCTATAACAAGCATAACAGAACGGTCTTTGGAAAGTCCTCCAGAACAGTCACAAGAAAGCAAAACTTTTTTGAAAGGATCGAATACTTCAGTTAATACAATTTTGTATCCTGAATATCCGGAATCTATGATATAACAATCTTCATCTTCTATTACATACTTTGATACCTCTTCAAGTTCTTCTTCTGAGAACGGGCTCTTATCAGAAGATAATGTCCATTCAAGATCTACTTCACGTTTTATACGCAATTTATCCCATTGAAGATCACGGCATTGTTTTCTATACCAAGCTTCGTTCTTTCCTAATTGTCGCCATGAGAATTCTACATGGACAAAGTCGTTATCTGAATTCTTTGATACATAATCTCTAATGCTTTCCCTAGATTCCAAATCATAAAATATCTTTTCGTTAAATACTGCGGCCATATCCATTATAGATTTGCAGTATTGTCCTTCTGGAAGATCTATAGAATTTGGTGTAGTAGTTATAATCTTAGAATAAAAACCATTGCGAAGTTCTGCTTCTTCTGAAGCCTTTCCGGCTGCTGGAGCTGCAGCTGGAAATATAACATAGTTAAAAGCAGAATATGCAAATTCGTCAAACCATTCATAAGGAGCTGTCATTCCTCTTCCAAGTTTATCAGCATCTTCAGTAGACGTAGCTGAAGGTATTAATCTTATAGAGTTTCCTATTTTTCCGCTGCTGAATGCAAGAATGTTGTCTTTATCTTTTTTTAATTTTTCTACTCTTAAATAAGGAGGAAGGCATTCAGCCATTAAAGAAAATCTTTTGAGATTAGCTTGAGCATCACCATAAACTTTGTTAGAAAAAATGAATTCAGAATTGGTAGATGCAAGCCAATACAGCCATTGGTATATAGCCACTGTTCCTATGGTTTTTCCGTTTTGTCTAGGAAGCATCATTGTGACGTTGATATTATTAAGAACCAAAAATGTAAGGGCAAGATTTCCTCGATTCATTTCGTAGCGAGAAAATCCTCCTGTAACCGGCATATTCATAACTTCTCTTAAAAAATACCATGGATTTATACGACATTCTTTAAGGATTCTTGCTTTTAATTGCTTTGAAAGATTAGGAGAATAAGGATCAACATTTATAAGCTCCTTGTCATAAATAGCAAGAAAAAACTTATTATTTACAATTCCTCTTTCTTTAAGGAATTTGTACATCCTTAGGAAGCTTTTGTTTGTGCTATTACCTTGGTAATATACTTCACCAGGTGCAATAGAATTTATTGTATCTTCCATAATATTCCTCCAATAATAAAGTTATCATTATTATGATTGCTTATTTTGTCTGTATATCTTCTGCAAAATTATGCTTATCTTATAATATGAACATTTTTTTCATTTTTCCTTCAACAATCTATTAGAATAAAGCAAACGTGGTTTCTACCATAACTTAAACAATGAGGAAATAATGAGTACTGAACCTAAGTATCTTCATCCGAGTACTACATCCCGCATCATAAATAATGCGGTTCTTACTCTTTCTGCTTCTGGATTGAGCAATCAGTTTTTGGCTATCGAATCTGAAAAAGGACCTTGCCGCAAAGCCACATATATTACTACAACTTCGGAATATCAATTCAATTTTGGTGATCCAAATTATTCCAAGTATGGCCAGTCCGGCATTAATGCCATACAGTGGCTTCGTGCTGGCGGTGGTCTTTGGGTTATTCGTGTTGTTCCTGATGACGAAACATATTCTTCTCTTTCTATAGGCGTTGGCTATAATGCAGAACAGCAATATACCAATGACGCTGAAGAATTTGTGCAGCTTTCCATGACAGCTGATCAAATATCTTTGTGGAATGCAGAACACAGTGAAGCCTCAGAAAAACTTGCTAAAGGATTATCCACAAAAGCTGCTATTAACCAGCCGTTGTTCTATGCTCGTCAGACACTTTACAACAATAATGTCGCTACTGGCGAATATTATGTAAATGTAAAACTTGGCCAGATGACCAAAGATGCCATAAAGCTTTATAATAAGAATAACGGCATTGAAGGTACAAATGATGCTTATGAAGCATATGCTGGACGTAAAGTTTCTGTAATTATCCCTAAGCTTGTAATAGACGCGGATAAAAGAAATGATGATACTAATCTGAATGGATTTACCGAAAGTTCTTTAGCCGCATTCTCTGTATTGACTGGGTATTCTTATAGCATTACTGCATGGCAGGCATTTACATACGACGGCACTAATTATTCTACTCCAGTTCAAACATCAGCTGGATCCGGAATATACTACTTTACGAATGAAGCCGCGGCCATTGCCGCAGCTGGAACTAATGGAAAAGTATTGGCTGCAAGAGTATCTTTATCTATACCTTTTACCGACTCTGGAACTACTACTTTAGCTCTTGCTATTACGGCCTTCAAAAATTTCTTCGGAGATTCTGGCAGCACTTCATACGGCGGAACTATCAAAACAGTTTCAAATTATGTTCTTGCTTCACCAGTTTATACCGGAAAAATTGGTTATTCTGGCCTTGACTTAACTAATATAGCCAGATTTTCTTCTGAAGATGCCTTTGGAGAATTTAAGGATGAGGTAAAATCCGGAGTATTTGCCGTAGGTGTGTCCGATTCTCTTATAGCAGTTTCATCCGCTTATACTTCAGCAGAATGGAATTCTTCTTTTGAGATCTATGACAATATAGATAAATGTTCTCCTGTCTCTTCTTCTGTTGTAGGAGCTACTGCTTTTACTGAAGATGAAAAGAATGCTTGGAATATAATCAATGCAAATCAGATCATTCTTGGTAATGATAGCAGCATTGTAGTTGTTTCTCCTTATATTAAAACTGCGGCTTCTACAGGAGCTGTTACAAAGACAAAAACTTTCTTTGTTTCTTACAGTTCTTCTGGGGAAATTGCTTATTCTAAGCTTCTCACTACTGACGAAATAGAATATTTTAATGCTTATCTTCCATCTCGTCCAGTTGAAACCCAAGGACAAAGCGCGGAATCTGCTGGTTCTTTCTTGGAAAGCCAGTATGTAAAAAATAATGCTCTTCTTGATGCCAGCATGAAATTCTCTGCGTCTGCCTCGGTTGGTACTGAAAATACAGCTGCGGATCTTGCTTCATTTGCTGCATTGTCTAACAACGGTCTTGCTTCTTTGTTTGCCGTGGCTACCTCTGGCTCGGTTAATGAAAATACTGGTATTATTCCAGTAGCAGCTTCTTTTAATGCAAGCACAGTGATTATTTCGAAATATGCATACAGTAAAATAAAGGGTAATATTCCCGATTCTGTTATCGACCTTTTGGAAGAAGTGAGTGGTTCATACAAATTTAAAGCAACAGCAACAACTATTCAAATATCTGCTCTTCCTGCTTGGGCAAAAACTTCTGGAACAAGCCGTTACGGAATTTATGCTGTTGATGCTGGAACAGGGGCTGGAACAGTTGAAACTCATACCACAATCGTAAACATGGGAATTCCTAACGTATCCAGGTATATCATCAGCGCTGCTCTTAATATCGGATATGGTTCTATCATGGTTTCCAACAACAAGACGGTTAATTTTGTCGGTTCCTACTGGAATGCCTCTGTAGCCTCTGTAGATAATATTAATTATATAGCAAGTTTTGTTGTTAATTTTGTTTCTACCAAGAATAAAAATACACGTATCAAACTTGCAGATATAGGTAATTTTGTAACCATTACGGGAACAGCCAATGGAGAATATGTTCCTGAATTGAATTATACTATTACAAATTCTGAAGATAGCTCCTATGAGCCAGATATTTCATATATGGAAGCTTTCTATCAAGCTGTTGGTTTTGTATCTACTGTATATACCGGATATAACTTCGTTTCTGGTTCTGGAGATCAAGGGATTTATACCAGCGAAGAAGAGGACTATAGTTCCGATAAAAAGGGATATGATGTAGATGCAACCAATGATATTATAGATACCGAAGATAAGGCTACTTTCAAACTTTCCAGCAAACGCTATACAGAATTTTTAAGATTTATTCCTAAAGGATCTGGAAAATGGTATAATAATTTGGCAGTGAGCTTCTCGTATGACAACAGTTTTGACAACACTTATCCTGACTGGAGTATGTTCAAATTGGAAATCATTGAAAAGAGTTCTGATGACAGCAGCGAAATTATCCGCGAAACATTCAGTGTCTCTCTTGATCCTGATGCTATCTCTGGTTCGAAAGAATCTTTATTTGTAGAAGATGTTGTAAATCGTTATTCTTCTTATTTAAAAGTAGTTTTCAATTACGATAATCTGGAGAATTTCATTAAAACTAAACTTGCTATTGTAGACGCAGAAGGAAACCCGGTAAAAGACGAAGACGACAATGTTATTACTCCGGTTGTAGATGATATTGTAAAATATATCTTTAACCAAATTACATTGGCTGAATTAAATGAGCGTACTTTTGGTGCTGACTATGCTGCCGATTATGCTTCCTATCTGTACACAGATTTGATGAGTTCAATAGGTTATGACAGCAATTCTTGCTTCCTTGACAGCACTTTATTTGTGACTGTGGGGGATACTATAGAAGATGCGTATGCAGAACCTTTTGTTTCGCATTACTATATGTCAAATGTGTCTAGCAATGCTGTTATTTATCTTGGTGGCGGTTCTTACGGAAATGGATGGGAATACGAATATACCAACAGCGAAGATGAGCTTGATACTACAGCTTCTCTTGACGAAGCCCTCGTAAAAGCTTATAATGGCTCATATGATGCTTTCATTACAAATACATTGCTTTCTGAATTTGATATTGTGATGGATTGTAATTATGGAGCAACTGTTAAGACTGCTATGAGCGAATTATCTTCTCTTATTCGCCAGGATTGCCTTACTATTCTAGACATGAATCTTGATTGTGCGAATGCTACCCAAGCTATTGCCAAACGCAAGAATGAAATGTCGTACGATACATATTTTACTATGATATTCTCGCAACATATTGTGATCAACGATGAATGGAGTGGAAAGCCTATTAAAGTTACTCCTACTTTCTTCCTTGCTTCTAAGATTCCCCAAAATGATGCATCTTATGGTGTTACTACGAACTTTGTAGGACCTCGACGCGGTACTATCAGCGGGTTTACCAGTATCAGCTGGCTTCCTACTGAACCCGAGAAAACAGAGCTTTACAAAAAGCAGATCAACTATATTGAAACCGATAGTGTGTCTACACAGTTTGCAACAGAACTCACAACACAAAACCGTAATACTCCTCTTTCTCTTGGCCATGCTGTTCGTGCTCTGCTTAAAGTTAAACGTGAAATGGAAAAAATTTCCAGAAATTATCGTTCTGAATTTGCTTCCACGGATATATATAATCAGCTTCAGTCTGAACTCACACAATGCGCCTCCAAATGGGTGCTTGCTGGAGGATTTGATTATATAAGCCCGGTAATCAATACTTCTACCTATGACCGTCAGCAGCGTATCGCTCGTGTAAATGTGGATGTTGCGTTCACAGATATCATTGAGAGATTTGTATTTGACTTCGTGGTAAATCGTTAATCAAACAATAGGGAGGAGAATTCCTCCTCCCTTTTAACCTTCAAAGAGGAAAAATATGACAGCTTCGTATAAAGGATCACCATACGGTTTATCAAGAGTTGCAGCTTCTGGACAGACTTTTGCCCAAGCTAATACTGATAACGTAAACACAACTACTTTTTATACTGGCGGATACAACACAAAGACTTTGCCGATGGATCCTTTTGTATCTGGATTCTCGTTTATCAAATGGATTGTGCTTCCGACTTGGCTTAAAGCCAAATACAGTTATTTTGCCGGTATTACAGAAAAGAATCTTAAATCATTCAACGGTAATGATGACGTAGAAATAAGCCCTATCGGAGTTCAGATTGGCTTTACAAGCAATGAATCTCAATTTGCTGGGGCCATAGGAACAAAAGGCCAGGGCTTTACAATGGGCCATAATGAATTCTCTGGTTCTCCTGTTTCTGCGGCATACAACTATTGGGTTTCTTCGATAAGGGATCCTCATAGCGGTATTGCGTCGTATGTTGCGGAGACCGGAACTCCTTACAGCGCCCGTAATCATTCTGGAGAATTGCTGTATGTAGTTTTGAAACCATCTGCTGGTAAAGTTGGGGCCACGGCCCGTGATTTATCGGCGGATATTGAATCAGCTACTTACTATACAAATGTGGTACCTCTCAAGATTTTCAGGTCTCATCTTAATTTCACAGCTGGAACACAAGAGAATACCCCATTAGAACAGACCTTTATGGCTGATAGATGGTTTGGTGCTGGTGTTTTGGAATATGCTGCAGCCACCCTTTCTTCCTTTGCATCTATTCAGGCTTTGCAAACAGAAAATGTTGGAAATTTTGGTGCATAAAAAATATAATAGATGGGAAAGCTTCGGCTTTCCCATTTTTATTATCAGAACTTTACATTGAAAAGGAATGAAATATGAAATACCTAGAAATGAATAAAGAAAACGATTATGTATGCAAAGCATACAAGATAAATTTTTATATAAGCGAATATTTTTTTGGATCTGGGATGGCTAGAGAGCTTGGAGATGTTATAGAAACGTTTGGAATGTTGTATATGGAAATATTTGAAAATGAAAAATCTATTCCTCAAGATTATAGACTTAATATTCCGGTAGCTATAAGGTTATCTTTTTCAGAATCAGGAAAATCTTCTAAATCATTTAAGGGTATGAAGGAAGATGAAGAATTTCGTGTGTTTTCTGTTTACAAAGATGATATAGCCTTCAAAAAGGCAGTTCATATAGAAAGCGCCGCCGCATCTGTTGATTTCTTAAGATTTCTTTTGAATGGAAAATTGCCTAATTCTATAAAATATGAAAAACTTCCAGATTCTCTAAAGGAAAATGCTAAATTTAATGGTTTAAATCTTGGTGTACCTTCGGTTATTATAGAAATGATCTTAGGCGAAATGTGTCGAAACAGCGATGATCCTTCTGAACCATTTAGAATGAAAGCCGGAAAAACAGGGAATCAGGAAGGTTATGAAAGTGCAAGAATCAAAGATATCCCGAGTTTGAGTTCTACGTGGGCAGGATTAGGATTCGAAGATATTAATACCGCTATTCTTAGTGGTCTTATAATGTCAAAAAATGGAAAGAAACAGAATATATCTCCAACTGAAGCTTTGTTATATGTTTAAAAAATGAGTCTAGCAAAAGCTAGACTCATTTTTATTTTCTTTGTATTATACTTCGGTCTGAGTAGGCAAATACGGAGACTGTCCAGCCAAAGAACGATGTGTGTAATCGTTATTGGTGATAACAATCTTACCATTTGCACGCAAGACTTTTTCAAACGTATAACGACGATGCGACATAAGGCTAGGAACAAGCTGTGCATTCGGGTTGTTGTAACCAGAACCAGGCTGCTCGACAGTGAAGGAATACGGGAAGAACTTCATTGTCATCTGATCTTCAGTAGTAGGAATCCAATACAGACGGAGATAGCCCTGAGGAACGTTAGGAGAACTTACCAGATTATAAGAATGAATTCCCTGGAAAGAACCATAACTATACTTAGCAGCAACACCGGAGATTTCGGTATTCGAACCACCCTGGAAAGTCCAGGATACTTCAGGAAGGATATGGGCATCAAGAGGATTTGCCAAGATGACAAAATAACCAGTATCAAAATGCACCATATTGATGATATCATCAGCAACGTAGTCGATCAGGTCACGAACTTCTTTCTTCCATTCGCTAGGAGAACCAACAAACGAACCAACAGGCTTGACATTGAACTTTTGAACAAAGCGATTTCCAATTTGATCAAGGAAGTCAGCAATTTCGTCGTCAATGAACTGGATACCGGTAAGATCAAGCTTCTGAGCGATCGTATTGGACATGATATCAACAAGCTTGGTCACACCGTTAAACTGGTATGTACGAAGCAAATCGGTCACGTATTCATTCGGAATCGGAGCAGAAATATGCTCACCGTCGCCAATATGAATTTCCTTTGTATCAACATCGAAGCCAACTTCAGTGTTATAGTTGTTCATAACAGAAGAAATAAAAGCCTTGATATTTGCAGAAAGAATTTTCTTAGCAACGCTGGTAACAGTGAAGCGGCCAGTTTGAATATCCAAATCGCCAAAAATGGTATCAAGCAAGTAAATCTTTACGGTGCTTGTAGCAGCGGTTGTATCAATACATGCTTTATCCACTTCGACTTCAAGACGCACAAGAGCCTTAAAAGAGTTGGAACGCGTGTCAAGAACAATATTCGTAACTTTCACAAGATCGGCGGCGGTAAGAGCCACGCTGTTAAGCGTAAGAGCCGAAAGCAATGTGTGAACCGTTCCATCATATTCCACAGCTCCACCAGTGGTAGGAACCGCAAATCCAACTTTGGAAATGCTCGCATTAACAGAAAGCTGGTCATTGGACTTGTAGTACTTAGCACGAACAGCTTCATCTGCCACGCTCATCCAAGCGGTAGATGTGTTGTTGCCCATTGCGTCAAGGGTAAATCCAGAGAACAAACTTACAGACTGGAAACCTGTAGGAGTACCATTAGCCAAGGCAGTACTGGTTAAGTATACAGGAGAAGTTTCGCCAAGACGAATACGAGAAACCGCTTCATCAAAATCAAGCAAATCATCAGGAACACGACGCTTTACACCATCTTGACCACGAACCCAAGGGGTCATGTAAGTAATGGTAAATTTAGGGGATTCCACTGCTTCAGTAGGAAGAGCCTTTGGCATTGCAAGACGAGCCCAGCTCTTACGGATCATAGGAGTCGCAAGAGAAGAGAACGGCACAACACTACCAAGAGATGCACCTTCAAGAGCAAGTTGACGGTTGTTTTGAGAAATAGTCTTGAACGTATTGGCGCTATCATCGTCCATCTCGCCGGCGAGCAAATCTACATAGCGATTGTAGAGAGCGTCGTCGCTAAGAATATCACGAAAACCATCACCAAAAATATTGACTTGCTGGGCTTTGAATTCTTCCTGGCAATTGCGCAAAAGCGAACCAAAAGTATCGTTAATCCCAACCGTAGAACCTTTTTGCAAATAATGTACGGACATTTTATACCTTTTTGTTTGTGTTTATTTATCAGAAGTTATCTGACGTTAGGCTAGGCTTATTAGTATAAGCTTATTCAATAGAAAGTTATATATAAAAGCAAAATATTTTACTTAAAGTTTTGTTGTGCAAAAAAGAATATTTGGGTAATTAAAGATTTTATAACGCAGAATAATAATGTTCTTTATTTTTATAAAAAAATTACTTTTTATTTTGTATTTCGGCTTTTCTCATTTTTATTACCTGTTCAGCCATTATATCTATTTTCTTTTTTATTGCATTATATATTTCTTCTATACGTTCTATATTCATTTTAGTAAAATCCATAGAAAGAGCATATTCTAGCTGTCCGCTTGTCTTACTAAGATCCTTCTGAATCTTTAAAAAATTTGTGCGTATATCTTCTGAAACTATATTAGGAAGAGCCGAAGATACAACATTTATCCATACATCAACAGTCTTATACAAACTTCTGTGTCTATTGAAAAGATCTATACGCTTGCTAGCATCTACTAGTTTTTTGTTTTTTCTAGCATCTGCAGCGGCTTCTTTATCTCCGGTAGTTGCATTACTTGTTTCTTTATCTGCCGCATCTTCTTCGACAGGTTTTGTTGTATTACCACCAGCTTCCTCATTATTTTCTTCATTTTCTCCTGTCGGATCTTTTACATTACCGGCTTCATCGGTATTTTTGTCTTCTTTCTTGTCTGTTTCTTCTTTATTATCTTTGTCATCCTCTTTTTTAGGATCTTCTCCTGTTGGATCTTTTACATTACCGGCTTCATCGGTATCTGCCATAAACACATTACGAAATCTGTTGGAGGAAAAATCATCATCTTTCTTTGGAATTGTAAAATTTAAAAACATAAAGACCTCTTTTTTCAATAAAGAGTTTTTGTTTATTTAAAATAATTAGGAAGAAGCTTTTGGCTTCTTCCTAATTTATTACCAATTCTGCCATTATTACTTGGCGGAAACAGCCTGACGCAATTTCTTTCCAGTACGGAAAGAGACAACAGTCAATTCCGGAATATTCACTTTTTCGCCAGTGCGAGGATTGACCCCAACACGCGGCTTGCGGACACTCGTACGGAATGTGCCAACGCCATCAATGCGCAGCTCGCCTTTAGCAGCCAAGAGCTCAGAAATAGATTCCTTGAATGCCTTAACAATGAGTTTGCCTTCAGCCTTGGTCTTGAGGGCAAGAGCATCTTCCAATTTCTTTGCGAGGTCGATACTCGATGCATATTTCTTTTCGGTTACTTCAGCCATAATATTACCTTTTTCCTTTGGGTGATTGTGAAATAAGTCTTCGTGACTTCTTCATTATATAGTTCATTTTCTTTAACTAAAAAACAATAAAAAACTTTTTTAGTATTATATTATTATATTAGACAGAAATTAAAATGTTCATGTTCTTAAAAAAGAACGTTTTATTAAACTGGCAAAGGAGCTATAATGCTTGATCTATGGTATGCTACTTATCAAAATGATTGTACAAAACCAGAAGAAAGATTCAATAAGAATTTCATTTATGGAAGAGGAAAAGAGGAAAATTTAAAAAATATACTTTCTGCCATATCCAGGGCCATGGAAGTTACCGGCTTTGTGAAATTTACTGGTTGTGATATCGAAGAAGATGAAAGCAAATTTAGTGATTTGCATAAGATAGAGGAATCGCGTCTTATCCAAGCTGTTTTAAATTTTCACCTTTGCTGCACAGAACCAGATGGAGAAAAAGAAGAAGATATCTCTGTGCGAGTATTTCTTCCAAAAGTTGTTGACGATTTCTTTTTCATTCTTAATGGTGTTAAATATTATGCCATTTACCAGATGATAGACAAAGGCACATATACTGTAGGCGAAAATATCGGCCTCAAAACTATGCTTATGCCTTTTCTCATAAAGAAGAATGATGCTGTTATAGTAGATAAGGATAATAACGAATACAAAGGCCGTATGATGGAATTGGACGTATTTAGACGTTCTGTTAATATCATGCTGTATTTCATATCCGAAACAGGTATTGATGAAACACTAAAGTTCTTTAATGCCAATCAATATATACATATCTTCTCTGAGGATGCTGAAATAGATAAGGAAAAATTCGTAAGATTTAATTTTGGCAAATTTGATATGGCTATCGACAGGGAATTCTTTGCAGAAGATAAGTGGATAACCTTTACTCTTCTTTCTCTTTTTACAAAAAGCAAGATATCCTCTGCCGAAGATCTTGTGTCCCCGGAATTTTGGAATCATCAATTGGGAAAAATATATACTGCAAACAAAGATCAGGCTGTTAAAAAAGCTGAAAAGATACATTCTTCAGTGCGACGTATCTTGGATGATTGCACCAAGCAAAATATGGTGCATATTGACGAAAAAGATAAGAAATCAGTTTACCACATATTTCGTTGGATTCTCGTATTTTACGACAAGCTTGTTAAAGAAGATTCTATGGATCTCAAGAACAAACGTCTGAGATTAAACGAATATATTCTTTATCCTCTTATTCGAAAATTAAGCACAGAGACATACAGATGCCTTAATACACGAAAAATGACTATGCGTATCCTAACCTCGATGTTTTCTAATATCAAGGCTAATATATGCATAAAACAACTCATAACAAGCGAATTGTTGCGTTATGTAAACTGTGTAAACTGCATTGATATTTTTAGCGCTGGTTTGAAGATATCACAGAATGGCCCACAAGGTCTTTCCAGCTCCAATAATGTTCCCATCAGATACCGTGGTCATCATCCGTCTTATATCGGCCAGATAGGACTTAATGCGGCATCTGCAGGTGATCCTGGAATGACTGCTACTCTAACTCCATTTGTTAAAATAGACGGACTTTTCTTTGACAAAACTCCTTCTTACAAAACAGATGGATATCCAGATGAGTTGCATATATACGGAATGAATCCTGTAAAAGAAGAGGAAGAGGTAGTCAATGCCAATACGATTTAAAATAGCCTTAAAGAAAATTCTTTCTGTGTTATATTATTCTCTCAGATTAATTATGTTCGCAATAGTCGCGTCGCCTGTTATTGGGATAATCGCTTTTTTATGTTTTACATTAGTTGATATCCCAATAGAAGTTATCAAAAGATATTTTTTGTAAAGAATTAATCCTCCATAGAAATAGGAGTCTTAAGAAAATGGAAAAAAAACTTTATAAATTAAACAAGAAAAAGTTTAGAAGAATTACCTTGGTAGTTTTGTTTTATATCTTTGTAATAATTATGTGTATTATCATAAAATAAGAAAAAAAAAACAATTCCTAGGAATTGTTTTTTTTTTGTTCAGTTATTTATGCTTTCGCACTTCTCTCTTCTCTTCTTTCCACAAGAAGAGAAGTTTATACATTCCCAACACTTTTTTCCTGCTTTACGTTCTTTTAAGATTTTTCTTTCTTCAAGATATTCTTTTATTTCTACAGAACGTTTTATTTTTTCGTCTCTGAATACAAAAAATTCCTGATTAGGAGTTGAAGGATAAATTGTTTCGTCTGAGCAGCATCTAAGAGAATCAGAGCTAAGATTGTATTTTATCACTTTTGACTTCCTCTATTTCTGCATTACCAAGGATATACTTTTTATTTTGCATTATATCTGTAAATACAGGATAAATATTATCAAAAGAAGCTTCTTTAAATACCGGTATACATATGCCACCAAATTTTGCTATCACTACACCTTTATCTATGGTCCTTTTTATACTTTCTCTTGCATGAAAAGCAAATTCTTGAATCTCTCTGTTAGATCCTAATACGGCTATAATTATGTCACAAAACATAATTCTTATAGTATGAGATCCTTTATCATATTTTGTGATAAGATATTTTTTTCCATTCAGAATTTCTGTATCTATATCACATAAAAGTTTTTCCATGTTACACAGCATATTATTCATCTGAATCTTTGCGCCTCTAATTTTCTTTTTGGCAATATTATCTTTCCATGTTCCTTTGTATGTCATACGATCTAAACCAAGAAAATATGATATTTCAAATTCGCTTATCTTCGATCTTCCTTTTTCATCCTTAATTAATGTATTAGGGCCGGTTATCTTTATATTTTCTATAACTTCGCCATAAGAATTTAGGTAATTTTCAAGTCTGTTAAATGATCTCAAGATATCCACAAATTCTTTTGTGTCATCAAAACCTATACAGAAATCATACCTTTTTTCAAATTTTAAATATGTAAATTTAATCTCACCTTCAGCACGATGTATAGAAACATCATTGCTATTCATAAAAACAACCAAATTTATAGAATAATATCCGCGAATTATATGAGAAAATTTATATATAAAATTTTCGTCTTGATAATCAAATACGTTGATTGCTAAAATGTTGCTTTTTATTATTTCATATATACCTAATCCAGATATTTCTTCTTCTATAAATTCAAGAAATTTCTTTCGTAATATATTATTCGCCAAGAATCTTAAAAAAGATATCTTGGAAGCCAATAATATAATTATCTTTAGCTTTAAGCTTATTTTTGGATTTTCCATAATTCTCCTTAAATACTAAATTCTCTATTTTTTGTTTCAAAACTTAGAATCATAGATTTATAATGAAAATTAAAATGCTTATGAATTTTTTGAATATTTCTTTCAGAATCTTTCCAAGAAATAACAGGAATCATTTCATTATTTGGATCTTTCTTATTTTCCATAAATTTCCTTAAATTATAATATTTTCTTTGTATTACGAAAAATATAAGAAATAAGAAATATACTCTTGAATATTCTTTTATCATTTTCAAGTTTATTTTCTTGTATAATGATGTTTAAATATTTTTCTGAAATTCTTATTAAATAATTTTCCTTTATATAATATATATTTAAAAATTCCTTGAAAATAAAAAAAAATAAATAATATAAAAATCTTTTATAAATTAA